CACAGAACAGAAAGAGTTAGGTCAGGAAGATTCCGATATTCAGCAGAAACTTGACATGTTGAAAGAATTTTCCATCAAAAAAAATCAGGCACTGGCAGAAGCTATCAATCCACTTTTCAAGCATTTTCAGTTTCAGTTTTTGGACTATACGCAGGACGGTGAGCCGGTGGAAGTTTGCAAGATGATTTGTGACGGAATCGGATATTTTGATGGATTGAATCACTCTGATCAGATTCTTTGCAACATTGACCTCGTGACTGGTTTGCAGGAATTGAACGGCTTAAACTTGCCAATTTGGGTTGATGATGTTGAAAGTGTGAATGCTGACAGAATACCAGATACAGGCAGACAGATGATTCTACTTAAAGTTTCCGACGATGAATTAAAAGTGGAGGGAATTTAATATGACAACGACTACATACAATATTCCAGAAGCTATCAAGGCACAGGAACAGTTTTGCGACAAGAACGAATATCCGTGTTTTGCACCGGATAATGGCATCTGTTGGGACTGCCATCAGAATATCTATTCCGAAAATGGAAGAACCAGATACGGCAAGGAAATACATGGTATTTCGGTGGAAAGTGCCGGACATTATCTGATTACAGGATGCCCGTTTTGCAGCAGAAGCTATTGTGATTGAGTAAAAGCAATCAGCACAGAGAAGTAACGGTACTGTTTGGAAGAGACAAGAACAGCAATGGAGGGGTAGCGATGCGAGTGGTAGCGAAACGCAGGGGAAATGCAATGTAGTGAGAGGCCCGGTAGAGCAAAGGAATTGAAAAGCAAGGTAAAGCAGAGTATTGAAAAAAATATGAAAAGCGATGTGATGGAAATGCGTAGAACATCAACGTAGGGCATAGGCAAAGTGGAGTGGCGAGAAGTCATGTAATCTGATGCAAAGCAATAATTCATAAAAAGGAGAAAATTGAGATGAAAGAAATGAGAGTTAGATTAACATTTTTAGAGGAAGTTCTGGGAACTGCAAATGCAGAAAAAGACATTCACGAGAAGTTTATAGCATCTAAAGCACCAGATGCACCTTCCAGAGAACAGGAAGTTGAAGCTTTAGGAGTTGAAGAAGTTATTGAAAAAGGTCGAACAGTATTCCCGAAAGACGAAAATGGCAATCCGTTCTTATGGGATTACCAGATCAGAGGATTCTTCAAGTCAGCCGCACAGGCAGATTCTTATATCGGTGGTGCAAAGAAACTTGCAGCTTACAAGAAGAAAATTGACTTACTGGTATTCGTAAACGAACGAAAGATTCCATTTATCCTTCCAGAAGGTACAGAACTTTCCGATTGTCAGAGACCACTGAGAGCGCAGACAGCACAGGGCGAAAGAATCTCTTTGGCAGACAGCGAAACTGTGCCGGCAGGTTCGACAGTAGAATTTACAATCAGAGTACTTGATGATTCACTCATGAAATATGTAATTGACTGGCTTGATTATGGAGAGCTTAACGGCATTGGTCAGTGGCGAAACTCAGGCAAAGGCCGTTTCAAATGGACTGAAATCACAGAATAAGCTACGGCATGGCTGATTGTAGTTGTGATAGGTAAAGCGAAGGTGCAGAATTGCTGGGTAATGATTTGCTACGGCGAAGCGTAGCGTAGCGGAGCAAGGTGATGCAACGGAGTGGTACTGAGAGGTGCAGAAGGGCAAAGTTATGGAATTGAAAAGAGTTGATACGTTTTGGCAAAGTAAAGATAGGTTTCGCATAGTGAGGTAGCGGAAAAGCGCAGCAGAGCAATGTGTTGTAAAGAAATGTAACGCATTGGCGAAGTAGGGCAGGGCAAAGATACGTATAGGCGAAGCACGGAATAGAAAAGTAAAGTATAGCAATGGTGCTGAGTAGAGAAGATGAGCAAAGGATAGGCAGAGCGTAGCTCGGTTATGATTTGCTTTGGCGAAGTGCAGAACTGAACAGAAATGCAAACAAAAAATGAGTTAATTAATAAAAGAAAAGGAGAATTAAAATGGCAGAAAACACACAGGTAGCAAATTTTAACACACAGCTTTCCTACTACACAAATCGGTATGTCGATTTAATGGAAAGAGATTTGACTTCAAGAGGAATGGAATTTGATTCATATTCAAAAGATTGTGTAGTAGCAGCAATGGGATCTATTTTCCAGATGGTACATGAAAGCGGTGTGAGTTTTGAAGCAATCAACGGTTCTAATCTTAAATTTATCCTGAGTAAAGTCGCAGCATTAAAGCTGAACGCAAATGCACAGCCGAGAGAATGTTATTTCCAGATCAGAAACGTAAACATAGCGGCAAAAGGGCAGAAACCTCAGTGGGAGAAGAAAATCGAATTTGCGATTGAGGGCGACGGAAACGATGCTCTTGTAAGTAGATATGGTGTCAATGTGGCTAAAGTATTTCCATATTGGAAAGTAAGAGAGGGTGACAAGTATATCCCACCAAGACACAGAGGTGTAGAAATCACACCGCCGGAATGGGAAGAATCTGGAATTGGAAAAGTTGTTCGCGTGGTATATCCAATTCAGTACAAAGATGGTCACGTTGAATACCTTTCATGCGAAAGAGCAGACGTACTGAAGAATCTTGCAGCACATATTAAGAACAATCTTCAGAATGAAACATTCGGTATTTGTGCAGACAGATACAAAGCTACAGATGCACAGAAAACTCAGATTGAAGCAAAGAAAAAAGAAATCATGAAAAAGGTTGCTGATATTGGGGAACTGGAAGCAATTATTGATTGTGAGGAATTAAGACCATATATTTCACCGTCTTATTACGAAACGCAGTCGAGAGAATCTATGATTGTTCGTAAAATGCGTAACAACATTATGAAGTCTATTCCTAAGAAATGGGATAATCCGGTACAGGCATATGAATATAACACGATGGACGCTACATACAGGGAAGTACAGGAAGAGATCGAACAGAATGCCAATAAAGAGGAATTCATTCCAGAACCAATGGCAATCGAAGAACAGCCAAAACAGCCAACAGTTGCAGAAGCCGTACAGCCAGCTGAGAAGGAACCAGTTCCGGCAGCAGGTAAAGAACCAGAGATTCCAGATTTTATGAAACAGAAGGAATAAGATATGTCAATAATTCATTCAGTGTTTGAGTCATTGCTTTATATCTCATTCTTACCATTGTTAGGCGCAATAATTTATGCGGTCGCAAAGGATAAGACCCGACCATTGTTCATAGCCTCGGCAGTATCACTTGTTATGAACATTCTTGTTCAACTTACGAGGTGATAGCATGATCGGGACGTTAGAAGAAGTTATGAAAGATATGAAATGTGGAGTATTTGACTTCACAAAGGACGGTAAATGCAGTGGTTGCGGACAATGTTGTAGCAACTACTTGCCAATATCCAGTAAAGAAATTAAAGAAATCAAACGTTACGTAAAGAAGCATCATATCACTGAGCAGAAACATAATTATCCTTCGGTTGTAGCTTTTGACCTTACTTGCCCGTTCCTGGATGATTCCAAAGAAAAAGAAAAATGTCTCATTTATCCAGTGAGACCTGAGATATGCAGAGATTTTGTCTGCAACAATCCGAACGGGGCAATCAAAAACAAGAAACTTATGCATAAGAAGTACGCAGCAGTAGATATGCGAGAAATATTTTTTGGAGGCAACGGGAATGAACAATAAAGAAATTTTACAGAAAGCAAAGGAACTGGTTGAACTTCTGGAAAAGCAGGAAGAAACCGGAAAGGTTGAGTTGTCAACGCTGAAACGAGGAGAAGTATTTCAGACCACTGGAAAGCGTAAATACAAGGTTCTGGAACAGTATGGAGATACAACAAAAATTATTTCGCTTGATCTGGTGAAAGAAAATGTAGAGTTTGGTGATACCTCAGATTACAAAACATCAAACGTAAAGAAACTGTGTGACACTGAAATTCTGAAAGACTTCGAAGAAGAATTCGGGGCAGAAAATGTCGAAACACACACAGCAGATATTATCACTGCGGATGGACAGAAATTGGGGACTGTTGATTGTAAAATCCGTCCAATTACATTTGATGAAGCACGAGAATACACAGATATTACACCGAACAATGATCTGAACGACTGGTATTGGACATTATCGCCATGGTCAACGGAAGAACGTGGATGGAAAAAAAGTATTACCATTGTTTCCCCTTCGGGCGATTTCAGCGACTACGATTGCGACGGCGTTAATGGTGTTCGCCCAGTTTGTATCTTAAAATCTAATATCTTTGTATCTAAGGTGGAGGAATGATTATGAAGAAAAATCTGAAATATTTTGATGATGAATTATCCAGATTAAGTAAAGAGTTCGCAGAATTCAAGAAAAAGCACATCGGAAAGCCGGAAATCGGAAAAGCTATTGAACTTGCTGGTATGGAATGGCTGATTCTGGATAAGACAGAAAAAGGATATTTTGCCATTTTGAATGGATTTGATGGAAAAAGAACATTTGATTCAGCTTCAAATAACTGGATTTCAAGTAAACTGAGAAATGAGTTAAACACTCGTTTTCTTAAAAAAATTACGGACGAGCTTGGAGAAGATGCAGTTATTGAGTTTGATCGAGATTTACTTTCTATGGACGGTCAGACAGAATATGCACATTGTAAAGATAAGATTTCGATTTTGACGGTGGATGAATACCGAAAATACAGAAAAATCCTTCCAAATATGGATAAATGGTGGTGGCTGCTTACTCCATGGAGTACACCAGCAAATGATTACAGTACAACAATTGCCATTGTTTCCCCTTCGGGCGATTTCAACGGCTTCAATTGCAACTTCGAAAGTGGTGTTCGCCCAGTTTGCATCTTTTCTTCTTCAATCTTTGAATCAGGAAATGATGATTGATGGCAAATGAAGATTTAAAGGTAATTCCATAGTCTGGATTTGTATATTGAAAGGAGAATGAAGTGAGATTAATTAGTCAGACAGGAGATATTGATGTGCCATATGAGAGCAGTGCTATTGCTCGTGCAGATGGACTGATTGTTGCTTACTCCGTGAATTACGATTCCAAGAGAATTGTTATGGGAATGTACTCTACGGAAGAAAAAGCTAAGAAAGTCATGAAAATGTTGCATAACACATATACTGGAGCATTCTTTTCGCAGAACATCGAATTTTCAGAAGATGATATAAAAAAGCTGATTTATATGGCATCGACAAAAGGTTTTGGAATCATTAAAACCAGTATGGATAATTCTGAAATGAAATTCGAACCGACAAACATTGTGTTTAGATTCCCGGAGGATGATGAAGTATGAAGAGAGTAGACAGTAAAAAGGACTGGGAACAGATAATAACCATTGAACTTCCACTGAAACAGCTCAAATTAATACGAGACAGCATGTGCAAAGTAAGTTATGCGGAATTAGAGAGCCTAAATAGAGGGAAGGACATACCATATGCCTATTCCGATTTAGAGAAAACCATAGATGAAGCTGATGATATCTTAAATGCATAAATGTAGTTCATGGAAAGCGAGGTGATTCAAAATGTTCATGCGAGTAATTTCAACAGGAAGTACCAAAGGAAATTGTTACGCTTTGCAGTCAAGTACAGGCGAGATTGTTCTTCTTGACTGCGGATGCAACTACAAGAAAATCCTTAGAGGGATTGATTACCAGATAAGTAATGTTTCTGGAACACTCTTGACGCATGGGCACGGAGATCACACCGAAGCATTCAAGGAAATAATGAATGCAGGCATTCAGATTTACACCAATGATGAAACAGTTGAGGACATGAACATTAGAACAGGCGAACTGATGAAAGGTGTTCCAGAAAGGCAGCCATTTAGAGTTGGTTCATTTAACGTGATTCCATTTGAATTGCCACATACAACATACGATAAAGAAACAAATCAGCTTGTACCTTGCTCGAACTTTGGATATCTGGTAGGACACAATGAAATGGGGAAGCTTCTGTATATGACTGATTTTGAGTACAGCAAATATAATTTCCATAAAATGAACATACATCATCTGGTAATCGAATGTAATTACTGTGAAGAATTGGTGGACAAAACAGAAGCTAACTACAGGCATAGATTAAAAGGACATTGCTCTTTATCAACTTGTAAGCAATTCATTAAGGAAAATCGTACAGAATCGCTTCGAACGGTAACGCTGGTACATTTGAGTGGTCAGGCAGCAGATGCCCGTAAAATACAGCAAGAAATACAGGAAGTCACAGGAGACAATGTTCTGGTTCAGATTGGACGGGCTGGACTGGAAGTCGACTTGAATTTATGCCCGTTCTGAAAGGAGAAATTTCATGGAAATGACAGATTGTAGCAAATGCAGGTTTCGTAACTGCTGTACGTTAGCATGGGATTACGGTTCACTTTACTGTAACGATTATGAGGAGGAAGATACATGGAACATTTCTTAAAAGCACTCGAAAAACTAAAAAAGCCGTCAACTCACAGCAATCCAGAAGACATTGACCCGTTGTTCTGTCGATATAACAAGGGGTGGAATGATGCAATCGAAAAGGTTGAGAAGCTGTTTACAACGATTTCTAAGGAGAAAAAACATGAATAAAGTAATTTTAATTGGACGTTTGATTAAAGATCCAGACATCCGAATGGGAACAAACAATATAACAATTGCCAGATACACACTTGCAGTTGAGAGACAGTATCGCAAAAACAATGAACGTACATCAGATTTCATAAATTGCGTTGCACTTGGAAAGAATGGCGAGTTTGCCGAAAAATATCTGTATAAAGGAATGAAGATTGCAGTTATCGGAACTTGGAAGACTGGAAATTACACTGATAAGGACGGAAAGAAAGTCTACACAAATGATTGCCTTGTGGAAACATATGAGTTTGTGGAGAGCAAGAAGAGCCAGCCAGAAGAACAGTCGCAGCCACCAGTTCCAAGCCCAGAACAGGACACAAGCGGATTCATGGATATGCCGTCAATTATGGACGATGAACTTCCGTTTAATTAAGGAGTGATGCTGGGTGGATTATAAAAAGTTTCGTCAGGTTAAGGCTATCGAAGCAAGCAATAAGAAAAGGCTTTTAAAAGTCAATCCCAAATTGGATAACAAAAGTGGTATTTATTTCTTAACCAGAGTAGATGAAAACGGAATCCCATTTTTTTATATCGGGCAGGCAGTACATATAATTCAGAGGATGTGTTCGCATCTCACTGGATATCAACACATCGACTTATCCATAAAGAAAAGAGGGTTCTACAGTGAAGATAATCCTTTTGGATGGAAAATTAATTTCATTCATTATCCGGTAGAACAGCTTGACAAAATGGAGCAGTTCTGGATTCTGGAATATACCAAGAAAGGTTATCAATGCAGATACAACAAGACATCTGGAAGCCAAGGCGAGGGGAAAGAAAAGATTAATGAATTCAAACCAGCTAAAGGCTATAGAGATGGAATTAAGCAAGGAAAAACAACCCTTGCAAGAGAATTGAAACATATCATTGATACTCACTTAGATGTATCAATCAAACCAGAGAAATCAAACAACAAGGTGTCTATAAAGGCACTTGAAAAATTCAATAATCTTCTTGATGAAGAATCTTACAAATGATAAAGCTGCCGGTTCCGGCAGACAAAATCCCAAATAATTAAAACTAAATATGTGCACGCCCTCTGGGTTTGGATTGATTCATGCAACTTCCTTGGCATATGAACGCGATCTGAACCCAGATGTTAAAAGAAATGAGGTAACTATGGTAAGTAAATATAACACCGAAAGAAAGTATCTCGAAGGACAAGAGAACAGAAAAGAAATTTATCTGTTTCTTATCAGATATTTTACAAAATATGGATACGCACCGTCATTTAAAGAAATTGCCGAAAGCCTTGGCATATCAAAAGCAACTGTGCAACGACATATGAGGCAGCTTGAACTTGATGGATTGATTGCTACTGCGCATCCGAATACTCCACGAGCGTTCCGCCTTGTTGGATATGAATATCAGAAGGTGACAGAAGTATGAGAATATACAGTGTTTTCGAGAATGAACAATGGATTGGCGATATGACCGCTGATGATATTTCACAAATGCTGAAATGCTCCAGACAAGAAGTTTTGAATGCGGTTTCATCCACAAGACTGATTAACGAAAAATATGCAGTTGTCTATGATGGCGATAATACCGTGACCGGAAATACACCATTAGACAGAAAACTCTTGAAAGAATTTGTCTTAATCACAAGCCGGCTGAAAGGATTGGCGAGAGCATGAACAGGGCAGAGAGAAGAAGACAGCAGAAAGTATCTGAGAAAACACGCTTAAATGCACCGTACAATTTCAGCAATTTCAGTATGGAACAAATATCAAAAGCAACAGGTGCAAGAGTAGAATCTCTGAAATTGTACTTAAAACAGCGTGAAAATGAAATGCGCAAGGAAATATCGGAAGAACTGATTAAAGAGTCGCAGGAAAAGCTGTGGAAAGCAGAGGACTATATCGCAGTTGCAAATGTTCTTATCAGTTTGTTTGCAATTAAGAAAACATGGGGATTTACAAAATCCAATCAGAGATTCTTAGAAAACCTAAACTCTGCCAAAGAACACATTGAAGAAATTGGAATTGAAAAAGCATACCAGGAAGCAAAAGAAACAATGGGAATTAAACTTGAATTTGATTCTATAAACATAAATAAAGAATTTGGATTTGGAGAAAGTGAGGACTAATCATGGCAGAAAATTGTAATGAATGTAGCATCGCGTGGATTCGTGGTGGTGAGTACGCAGAAGTATCAGCGCATAATGGCAGTAAGATGAAAGGAAGAGTCCTGAAGCTTGCAGAACAGCATCCAGAAGATGTGAAGGTTCTAGCCACAAACAAAGACGGATCCATATTTGCTCATGTCCCAATTAAGTACGTGAAATTACGAGCACCAAGAGAATTGACCGAAGAGCAGAGAACAGAACTGATCGAACGTGGAAAGAATATGTCCAGAAATAAATCAACTGATTGTGAAGAAACGTCAGATTTCGATTCTGGTGATGATAACGAGGAAATGTTCGATGTTTAATGAAAGAATGGGAATTAATGTTGAAAATGGTAAAAGTAGGATTTGCCCTAAATGTGGGAATCGTTTTCAAATTTTCGCAGATTATAACCGGCATTATGGAGGAGATTTATATTGGTGTGAATGCACAGAATGTAAAACCATAACAAAAATACATCACAGTAAGGAAACTGCAATAGTGGCTTTTAAGGAAGGATTGGTGCACAAAAATGAGCAAAGTGAACATATATGGGCTTAAAGCATATATATCCAATGCATTTGATTTGCATGTTGGTAAAAGAATCAAATACACAGAGCGTGGCGAGGACGGAATAGAACATATCTACGAAGTAAAACAGATGTTTCCATTTTGCATCTTGTTGGAAGATATTTTCGATCACACAAGAATTTGCCCTTGTTACAGCAAATTAAGCTTGATGTTAAGAGGGATTGAATAAGAATCTGGTTAAGAAGATGGGAGTTTAAAATGAAATTTATAGATTTTTTCGCAGGAATCGGAGGATTTCGCAGAGGAATGGAATTAGCGGGGCATGAATGCGTTGGTTTTTGCGAATTCGATAAATTTGCCACTGCGAGTTACATCTCAATGCACTTGCTGACAGAAGAGCAGCGAAAGGCATTGGAAGATATTCCTATCAAGAAAAGACAGAAAGAAATACTAAAGGAGGAATACAGAAATGGAGAATGGTACGCAAATGACATTCGAAGAGTGTATGCCGGATATATTCCCAAAGCAGACTGTTGGTGTTTCGGATTCCCCTGCCAGGACATATCCGTTGCAGGAAAGCAAGCTGGATTTCAAGGAAACCGTTCAAGCCTGTTTTTCAGAGTTATGTACCTTGTCGGACAGCTCAAAGAAGAAGATAAACCCACTTACCTTTTCGTTGAGAACGTTAAAAATTTGCTTAGTGTTAATGGAGGATGGGATTTCGCCAGACTGCTCATTGAAATGGAACAACAGGGGTATGATGCAGAATGGCAGGTGCTCAACTCCAAAGATTTCGGAGTGCCACAAAACCGGGAAAGATGTTTTATTATCGGACATCTTAGAGGGAGAAGTACCGCAAAAGTATTTCCTATCGAAGGAACAGACGGAGAAAATCGTGTTCAAATAATTGGCCATAAAGATGGATATAGAAGAAACACACAGGTATTTGACCAGAACGGCATTACAGAAACGCTGGATACGGCACAGGGAGGCGGAAGAGGACATCATGTAGCATTGCCGTGTTTTATTGATTTAAGTTATAAAAAAACAGAGTTAACCAATAAGGCAAGGTGCTTACAAGCCAGATACAACAAAGGAATCGCAAATCATAAAGCTGAAGTAAGCGGAGTTGCAATAAAAGTCATAGGAGAAGTTAATTCGTCACAAGATGGAAAAATACTTGGGATTGATGGAATAGCAAAATGCCATTCGGCAGGACACAACAACAATCCGAAGATTGCAATTCCAGTTTTGACACCAGATCGCGTAGAAAAACGTCAGAATGGCAGACGGTTTAAAGATGATGGAGAGCCAATGTTCACATTAACATCTCAGGATAGACATGGAGTTGCGATTGATCCACTTGAAGTTCTGCGCAATGTTCGCACAGAATATGGGAAAGAAATTCGTAAAGATTACGAAGATGGGAAAATAGATATTTCCAGACACGATTTCCTTGCTAGTGAAGTGAGGGAGGATGGAATTACAAATACATTGTCTACTGTACAAAAAGATAATCAGCTTGCAGTAAAGGTCTCTGAAGCCACAAAACAAGGATATTCAGAGTGCAGAGTTGGTGTCGATGCTGTGAATTTATCAGTTCCAGGTAGTAAGACCAGAAGAGGAAGAGTTGGGAAAGAGATTGCAAACACACTAGACACAAGCTGCAATCAAGGGATATTTGTTCAAGCGTCGGAAGAATTGGTTGTATATGCGGTCTGGTATGAAAAATATCAGTGTTACATAGCAATTAGAAAATTAACACCGAAAGAATGCTTTAGGTTGCAAGGTTGGCCAGATGATTATTTTGAAAAAGCACAGTTCGTAAATTCTGACAGCCAGTTATACAAACAGGCAGGAAACGGCGTAACAGTGACAGTTATAGAAACTATAGCAAGAAAAATGAACGTAAATCTAAATTGATAGCGTGTCAGTTGCTTACATGGGGAAAGGGAATAAGAAAAATGAGAGATAAAGAACGCATTTTGATGATTATTATTTCAAGGATCATACCGGGACTGACTTCTTGTACGGCAAAGAAAGAAGATTATATTCGACCGTTTATATTTAACACGCATGAATTAAAAGCCGGTGATCTAGTTATGACGAATACTACTATTTTCCCGAATGAATTTATGGTCGGTTTCGTGCATGAGGTAAAAAGTGATTGCGTCGTTATCCGGGAAATAGGCTCTAAAAAGTTGTGCAATTATTATAACGAATCTTTTTCGGTCATTAACAAGGAAAAACTGGGGTACGAAATTCTTGAAGGTGTGCAGTATAAAACGTATCAGAAAGTTTTGAAGGCATTTTCAAAATACACAAGCTATTCAACCAGATTTCGAAGTATAGAATTTTCTGGTAATACTTGCACGGTAACAAGCAGGATAATGTTCAAGAACGACAAAAACGGCGAAATTTCTTTCGAGTACAACCAGAAGACGAAAATTTCCGATATAGGTAAATTGTTGGAAAAAGCCGGGTTATAATACGAAAACGGGGAAAGTGAGGATGAAAATGAAAAACAATAATTACACTTCATTTTTCAAAACGAAACCAAAGAAAGTAGAGAGATACATTCGTTGCAGAAAATGTGGTGGAAACATGGAATGGAGTAGGGGCTTTCCACCACAAATCAAATGTACGAAGTGCGGATATACAGTATATCCAGAACCTTATGAGCCAGATTGTACCACACTGCCAGAAACATGGAAGAAATATTTTGAATTATAGGAGAAAATGGGGATGAAAAAATGGATAAATTAAAGCCTTGTCCGTTTTGCGGAAAAGAGATAGATACAGACAAAGATATGTATATCCCAGAAAGAGATTGGAAGCCATCTTTTTACGATCCTGACAGCGGAGGTTATCCGATAAGTATTCACTGCGAATGCGGATTAGATTTTTGTACGGGCACATGGGATTATAAAGAATTCGTTGAATCATGGAATGAAAGAGTAAACAAGGAGGGCACAAAATGAAATTCAAAAGTAACGCTAAGTACAAAGAAGAACCCAAAACTGGGAGTATTTTTACATTAAAATATAATTCTTTAGGAATCAGTATTCACAAATATGTTGGTTGCGGAGATTCACTGTTTCTCAATAGCAAGGCACTGAACATTGATAACTATGATCTTGGGACAGAGGTTTTTGAGGAAGCCGTCAACAAAGCGAAAGAAGTTGTCATGCGTGAAGTTAAGAAAATCAGAGAAGATGCTTACAGATTCTATTCAGACAACAGTATTGAATTTGATAGATATTAAGGAGGATGCAAAATGAAATTATATTTCTACATTTTAGGCAGCGACAGAGAATTCAATCCGGAAACTAGAACATTCGAAGACTATGCTTTTAAAGTCAGAGTTGAGGAATGCGAGGTAGTTGAGAAGCCAAAGACGTACAGAGCAGTAACGCGGTTTCCAAAAGGACTTTACATTGAATATGTGAAAAAAGAAGATATTGGAAAAATTTTTGATTCTTTAACACCATACATTGTATTGACAGCACCGAACTATCAGTTTGTAAAAGATAAATTCTTAGAAAGATATAACGTTGAAATCCACAGGCTAAAAAAAACAATCGCTATGTACGAGGATAAGATAGCTGTGATCGAAGATTACAAGGAGGACGCAAAATGTTAATCAGAAGTCAGAATAAAGCGGTTTTATTAAACTTTAGCAATTTGGCTGCAATTTATACCGTAAAAGATGGAGATGATTTTATTATTTCGAGCCTAGAGGGTGAAAATAAATGTACGCTTGGAAAATATTCCACCAAAGCAAAAGCCATGAAAGTACTGGATATGATTCAGGAAGCCTATGTAAATGGACATATTGATTATCAGATGCCAGCGGACAGTGAGGTGGAAGTATGAAAAGATCTGAAACAACAAAATTTCTTAGCAGATTGTTGGAAAAAAGCCGTTTTTCTGGCCCAGGTAAATACTGGGCTAGAGAAGTAAGCCTTGATTATGGCTACGCAGCAGGAAAGCCAAGAAGAGTAGATTACATGCAATTTATTCCGGAAAATCAGTGCTCTATTTCAGCAATCGAAAAAGGAATATTTGCATGCTATGAAATCAAAAGTTGCAAAGAGGATATTTACAGCGGAAATGGATTAAATTTTATTGGCGAAAAAAACTACCTTGTGACAACAATGGAGTGCTACAAAGAGATTTTACCTGATTTAAAAAATGGAAAATTTGCCCAACATATACGTGAGAATTTTCCGGAATGTTACGCGGAAATAGGTAACATGGGAGTAATGGTTGCAGTTCCGTATCAGAGAGATGTTGCAGAAGAATTTGAAAGCCCAACACCACTAGGTGAAGATGTGGAGAAATGGAGATTATCAGTTATTTTGAAGTGTGGACACAATGGTTCAAGAAAAAGATCCATGACAGAACTGTTGTTTTGCATGGTAAGAAGCGGGCATTGAGAAAGGATGGAATAATATGATACATATCAAAGAAAGATTAAAGCAGTACGCGGATAAATATTCGGACTGCTACAAATACGCTGGGGTGTATGTCAAAGTTATTCAAGATATGATTGAGCAGCTTCTGGCTGATCTGGAGCAGGATGAGAAAGAAAATGGTTGGATTCCGGTCAGTGAGAGATTGCCAGAAACAGATGATTATATTCTTCTCTCTTTTGCGAATTACTCAATCCCAATAATCGGAAGATGTGAAAGAGATAAAGATGGCAACGGCATATTTTACGCCGGTGACGATTTAATATCTTGTTTAGGTAATGATTTATATGTCAACGCCTGGATGGAATTGCCGGAGCGCTATAGGGAGGACGAATCATGATTACATTCTTATTAGGACTTACACTTGGAATTATAGTCGGAGTGGCTGGTATTGCATGTGCAGCGATCATGTACGATAAGCACCACCCAGACGAATAGAAAGGAGAACGGTATGCTGACAAGGAATAAAAAGCTGGAAGACTATGGTATTCCGGCAGATGACATTGAAAAACTGAATACGATGCTGAAAGACTTCCCGGCAGAGTACGGATACCTGCTTTCCAGTGCTGCCTTGTCAGCTTGCCCGAAAAACACGGTGATAGCGGATATGGTAATTGAGAATATCCTACACCGGAAAAGTTACAGGAAAATCAGCAAAGAAAGATATATCCCGATGAACCCGAAAGACTTTTATGGATACAGGCGCAAGACCGTCGCTGTACTGTATGAGAGGATGCGGCTGTTGGGAGTATGGGAGGAAAAATAAATGAAAGAATATAAATGTCCAAAGTGCAATAGTAAAAACCTTTTTGTCAAGAAAGTTGGGAATAATACGGGATTGTATTGCGGGGATTGCGGTGCATGGATTAAATGGGTCGGGAAAAATGAGCTGAGAGCGTTTGAATATTTAACTAAGCAGAAACACGTAGACGATGCTAATAGCAAACAAGACGATATTGCAAGCATCATTTACGGCACTCTCGATCATATGTATTGCGATAATTGCAGATTCAATAGCGAAATTAAAGAAAGTGATAATGGTGAATGGAACTGTGATGAATGCCACAGAAAATATAATGGATGGGGAGTTTCCATGCAGGAAAGTAATAAAATTGCAAAAGAAATTTTAAAACAGTTAGGAGAATAGAATATGAGCAGACTGATTGATGCAGACGAATTAATCAAATACATCAAAATTTGGGAAATTGGCACAAGTATTAGTTCTGACCAGAAAGAGTTTATTGATTGCATTAATAAACAGCCGACAGCTTTTGATGCGGATAAGGCTATTAGCGAATTGGAAAGAGATAAATTCATTGAATCAGAATGTATTTTATCTGATGTGCATCAAGGATACAATGCTGGACTGAGCAGGGCAATCGAAATCGTGAAAGGCGGTGGAGTTGAATGAGAGAAATTCTTTGCAAAGGAAAGCGGATTGATAATGGCGAATGGGTTGAGGGGTGTTTGGTAATAGACCATTCACGGTCAAACTTATTTGAATATCGAATTCAACCAGTTGAATCAGGTGTTTTATACGCACCACCTATTGATCCAGAAACACTCTGCCGGTTCGCAGGATTTTGCGACAAGAACGGTAATAAAATTTGGAAGAATGACATTTTGATGTGCCATGGAAACCCAAAAGACCTTGTAAAAGTGCTATTTGGAGAATTTGGTGTAAGAAATATTGAAACCGGCTCCATAGTAGACAAAGTTGTCGGATGGCATTATGAGGTTGTTCCGACAGATGCAATCAGCAGATGCGAACCATTCTGCTGACCAATGCCATTGACAGAATATTATATCGACAGATGCGAAATGGAAGTAGTTGGAAACATTTTCGACAATCCAGAATTATTGCAGGAGGAGTCAGATGAGTAAATCAGTATTAGTGTTGGATACACCAACAAATTGTTATGATTGTCCATTTGGAACTGGATACTGTAGTGATCTTGAATATGAGGGTTTGTGTGAATTAGCTGACTGTTTAGATTATGATGTAATTCTGATGACAGAAGAACATTATGATTGTGAAAGCAAATCAAGACCTGATTGGTGTCCATTGAAGCCATTGCCGGAGAAAATGAAAGTAACTGGGCTTTATAACGGCGAGTATTTCAAAGCGGGAGGCAAACTACCGAGCTATAAGATCGGTTGGAACGATTGTATTGATGAGATTACAGGGGGTGAAGTAGATGATTAATCTAGCGAATAAATGCGTATTAATCAGAACGCATGAAGAGTATGAAAATATTCTGAAAGTAGCAAAGAAACAAGGATATAGATGGTACGGTGGAAAAGAAGCGTATCCATATCCCTTTGAAGAACAGCATATCCCGGATATATTAAAGTTCTATAGCAATAAAGAGCTAACAAGAAATGCCAGCCTTACACTGGGATATGACCTTACACTGGGATATGAATTAGTAGAAGCATCAGACGTAATTGAAGATGAGAAGAAGATCAAAGATGCTATAAACCTTGTCAGAGCATTTGCTAAAAACCCAGACAGAACAGCATTGACAGACTCATTTATTAAGTCCTTGAAGTTACTTGCAGATAATGTAGAAAGTCAGATGGAAGAGGTGAAGTAGATGGAGAGATTAACAAAATGGGAAGATGGTAGTATCACATATAACGAAAAACGAGAGCTTGAGTGTGGTGAATATTGCGATAGCTGCTCACAGGGCGCAGGAAATTGCAAAACAGTAGAAAATATGATTAAAAAGCTTGCCACTTATGAAGACTTAGAAGAACAGGGCTTGCTTGTGAGATTGCCAGATGATTTAAACAGAATATTGTATCAAGTAAATTATAGATGGAAATGCACTGAATACGGTGAGGAAAATAATAAATGTGAAATCTATGATTGCAAATGTGAATGTGATATCAGGAAAGAATATTATATAGCCGAAGTTGATTTGCAAGATATTTTGATTAAAAGCTATTATAATTGTCTTGGCGAATTTTTATTCCTCACCCGTGAAGAAGCTGAAAATAAGTTGGAGGAACTCAAAAATGAAATTTAAAGAATTTGTAAACTGGTGCAATGAAAGAGCCTGTGATGGATGTTGGGGAATGCTAGAAGCAATAGCGTGTATTAATTTAATAAATGAGATTATGAAAATCCAATTTTGGAAAAGAGAAAAAATCTGGAAAGAAAATTATGAGCGACAGGTATTGGAAGAGATTATTAATCCGATAGAGAAGAAGTTGGAGGAGATGGAGAATGGCTGAATATGTTAAAAAGTCAGATGTAATAAAAATCATGGAAAATAATTCTCACATGATAGAGGTATTTGGAGTTAAGAAGAAAATAATTGACGGATTCGCAATGGGTTGTGATTTCGAAGATCTGGAAACTGTCAGTATTGAGGAGGACGATAAGGATGATTAATATGAAACCAGAAGAAGCAAAAGACATATTATCCGATATGAGAGACCAGCATTTATGTTTCCTTGAAAGTTCTGAAAACAAAGATGAATGGCAGAAAAAAATATCTCAAGGAAGCATGGGCGTGTGATTCCGGAGCAAAAGCATTGGAAAAGCAGATTCCATGCAAACCTGAAGAATATGTTCCAGATTTTCCGTACAATATATTTTCCACTCAAAAATGTGCGAAATGCGGAACACCTGTTATTGGTAAAAAAATAAGCAAGTACTGTTCTGAATGCGGGCAGAAAATTGACTGGAGCGAAGAAAATGACATATAACATTGACGAAAGCGTTATTGCTAGAAGTGTTGACCATTACGGAGAAGAAATTCAGGCAACCGTCTGCATGGAGGAATGTGCGGAACTTATACAAGCAATCAGTAAGGAAAAACGTGGAAAATCGACCGTGATAACATGATAAAAGAAATTGCAGATGTGTTGATCTGCATCGAAATGCTAAAGCAAATGTATATGATTTCCGAAGATAAAATTAATAAGTGGATTGAGAAGAAACAAGCGAAATAAGCAGAAAGGATGGAAAAGAATGAATAAGAAAGAAATCGCAGAAATTAAGAAACAGTTTACTCCAGTCAATTGCACAATCACACGCATTTGTGGTTGTTATGTGGACGCAGAAAAGAACAAGAAAACCAAAATTAAAGAAGCATTCCTGTCTCTTCCAGAGGAAGAAATGTTTAAGTATTTTGACATTTTCAAGAAAACCATGTCTGGCAGACTTGGAAAAAACCTTATGAACCTTGATTTTCCATTATCACAGGAAAAAGAGGGTGGAACACAGGAATTTCTTATGCGGATTAGAGCAAGTAAGCTTAAAAATGACGAACTTTTGGACGAGTTATACGACAAAGTGATTGAAAATTACGATTATCACGAAAATTACTACATAGTTCTCATTCATGCAGTATATGACATTCCAGGAAAAGCTTCTGATGGAACCGAAATGCACGATGCATCAGAAGAAATTTATGAACACATTCTGTGCAGCATTTGTCCAGTAAATCTTTCAAAGGCTGGGCTTATCTATGATGTGGCTGAAAATAACATCAAAGACAGAATTCGTGATTGGGTAGTCTCAAGACCAGAAACAGGATTCTTATTCCCTGTATTCAATGACAGAAGCACTGATATTCATGGAACCTTGTATTTCAACAAAAACATAAAGAATATTCATCCCGACTTCATTGAAAACGTTCTTGGCGCACCAATTCCCCGTATACCCGGCAACGAGATCAATGTCTTTTCAGATTTTATTATGGACAATTTCGAAGGAAATACAACATTCAATTTCGCGGAAAGTCTGGTTGAATCTTTGCAGGAAGTAAGAGAACAGAAGAAAGACAGCCCGGAGATGGTAACCGTGTCATGTGATGAAATGGAACAGATTTTTGGATATTGCGGAGCTCCAGACGAGAAGTTGTCGGATTTCAAAGAAAACTGGGAAATGTATTTCAGCAATGAACCCGTTGCTCTTGACAATATTCATAATTCAAAAACTGCAAAAATTGTAACACCAGATGCAACAATCTGCATCCAGCCAGATAAAATTGCTCTGATTGAACTGAAAGAAATAAACGGTGTTCCATCTCTTGTAATTCCGGTAAATGGAGAACTGAAAATCAATGGAATGGAAGTTGAATTAAAATAAACACTTTTGAAAAACCAGGAATTGGAGAAAGGAATTTTAGAATTGGCACAGAAACGAATGTTTACGATGAAAATTGTTGACAGTGACGCATTTTTGGATATGCCGGCAACAACGCAATGCTTATATTTCCATTTGAATATGAGGGCTGACGATGATGGATTTATTGGAAACCCAAAAAGGATAATGAAAATCACAGGAGCAAGCGAAGATGATCTGCGATTATTGATTGCAAAAAGGTTTGTTCTTACGTTTGAAGACGGTGTAATAGTAATCAAACACTGGCGAATGCATAACACATTGTCAAGAGATAGATACACGGAAACTTCATATATTGACGAAAAGAGGATGTTGCTTTTAAAAGAGAATGGAAGCTATTCATTAGCAAGCGGAAATGTTATTGACGATACCAAATTAATAGAGCGTTCAAACCGTCAGACGCACAATAGACGCAACAAAGACGCAACAAAGACGCACGCAGAGAAAGATATAGGTTTAGATATAGGTTTAGATAAAGATATAGATATAGATAAAGAGAAAGATAATAAATTAATAGTATCTAAAGATACTATTTGTCAGACTGATGTCCGACGCGTCATCGAAGAATGGAACAAATTACAGGAAGTTGGCATCAATCCAATACGCGATATTAAACCATCATCAAAAAGATGTCAGTTACTCAAAGGGCGAATCCGTGAATACGGAATTGATGAAGTCCTTAGTGCAATCAACAACGTTCGCTACAGTGATTTTCTGCGAGGAGAGAATAACCGCGGATGGATGATAACATTTGACTGGTTCGTAAAGCCGAATAATTTTACAAAAGTTTTGGAAGGAAACTACAATGTTATAAAAGGAGGCGACATCAAGCATGGAACCGGTAGAACAGCTCAAGCGCATGTCAAACCGCTTATCCCATTCGATCAATGCGGAGGAAGCGAAATCTCAGACACTCCATTTGCAGACTGATTGTCCTGATTGTGGCGGTTCTGGTTGGATATGGTCAAGGGATGATAATGGCGTTCCATATTGTGAAGAATGCCATTGCGGAATCAGAAAGAAGATGATCTTACAGAACCAGCTGCAATTTGCTGAAATGCCGGATATGTACAAGGAATGCAGATTTTCAAATATGAAAAGCAGCGTGTATCAACTTCCAGAAAGTAAGGAAATATTCATACAGGCGGCAAAAGCTGTTAAATATTGGATCGAAAATATCCAACAGATGCAGGAACAGGGAATTGGGCTGTACATATATTCAAATACTAAAGGTTCTGGAAAGACAAGGCTTGTATGTAGCATGGCAAATGAGATGATAGAAAAACATCAGAAATCGGTAAAATTCACAACATCCCTAAAAATTCTTGATGAGATAAAGTCAACATGGGGAGAACGAGGAAAAAACGCAGAGAATAAGCTGATTAGTGATTTGACTTACGCGGATATTTTGATTATTGACGATTTTGGTGCGGAATCTGGGAAAGATTGGATTAATGAAAAATTCTACGGAATCATCAATGGTCGGTATGCGGACAAGAAAACCACAATTTTCACCAGTAATTATCCTATTTCCCGATTGAAATATGATGACCGCATTACAAACAGAATTTTAGAGCGATCATTGGAAATCCCCTTTCCTGAAGAATCAGTCAGGGAACACATAGCGGATGCAATGAAACAGGAACTTATCAAAAAGATTCAAGGCGGTGAAAATGGAAAACAAGCGTAAACCGTGGATAAAATTGACGCCACAAGAAATTCAGAATTTGACTAATCGTCAATGCACAGACTGCAAGTTCTATCCGAAATCAAACGGCACATCAGGGAAAATGCAACCGTGCGATTATATTTTTATGGTCGGCCATAGTCGAGGATGTGACACAAGAGATTGCGTAAAAGAAGGCAAATTTGAATATGCAGCAACAAAGAAAAGGAGAAAAGCATGGAGGGCAAAGACGAAAAGTTAGATATCACGCCAGAACTGGTGCTTATATGTAGGAAAGTAATACGACAATACGCAAAGCAAATTGGTAGGCATGATTGCCACAAATGCATTATATATGCAGAATGCGAGCATGACTTTGCCAGATGCCCGGAATTATGGAAGGACATCAGCCTATGAGAAGAATCAGCGAAATGTACAAGCGTTCGGGCGGTACGAACTATGAACATCAATGCTTTGAATGCACGATGTTTAAAAACGCTAAAAGATGCAAATGCTTAAATTACGAACTGGATGCTGACTGGAATCCAAATTGGACAGCCTGCAAATTTTTTACAAAAGATGAAATAGAAGAAATACAAGGACAGATGAATATTTTTGATTTTGTGAAATGAGAGGTGAGCATATGGCAATTGTTACGATTGATGGGAAAGAAATTGACATCGAACAAATTGAACTGCCAGAAGAAATTATTAAAATCATAATTGAATGCTTAGGTTGACCGCAAAAATATTGTAGTGTAAAATGTGTCGTAACATGATATGTGCGGCACATTTCTACACAAAGGAGGAATAGTCATGGAATGTGTTGCGTATTTGCGTGTATCAACAGAAAAACAGGCCGAAGAGGGAAATGGATTAGACAGTCAGAAAAGAGATATTGAAAATTATTGCAGAAAAAATCAATTGATTATATCTGATTGGTACGAGGATGATGGCTTCACAGGTTCGAATATGAATCGTCCAGCATTGCAACGCTTAATTAATGATTGCTCAAAGAAAAAATTAAAATGTGTTGTAGCGTTTAAACTAGATCGATTATCAAGAAGCATGGTCGATGGAATATACTTAATTGAACGTGTATTCATACCTAATGGGGTGGATTTTAGATGCGTGCATGATAGTGTAAGCTACGACAGCCCAATGGAGCAAGCATACACTCAGATGATGGCAGTGTTTGCGCAACTTGACAAAAATACTATGCTGCTTAGAATGCGCGGTGGTATGCTGGAGAGAGTGAAACAGGGATATTGGATGGGAGGTGGCAACACCCCTTATTGCTATAGATATAGCAAAGAAGACGGAATCTTAGTTCCCATACCGGAACGCAAAGAAATGGCTTTGCGAGCTATGAATTTGTATATATCCGGTTATTCTGATGTTCGAATACAGAAATTGATAGGATTTAAAAGTGAGTTTGTTACACGACAGGTTCTTACCAGTCCTGTAAATATTGGCATGATTCCGTATAAAGGGAAACTATATAAGGGAAGACATGAACCAATTTTCGATATTAAAGTATTCGAATTAGCCCAGGAATTAAGAAAAACTCGTAAGCAAAGTAAAAGGTTCTGTGTTAATCACGAGAATCAGCTCTTGACGGGGCTGTGCTATTGCGGAGTGTGCGGATGCAAGATGAGATATCAGAAGTGGACTCATGGGAAACATAAAATTTATTGCTATTCAAGGGATAACGGCATGTCGTACTTACCAAATTATAATCCGAATTGCAACAATTCGCTTGAGTGGGCAGAAGATATTGAAAAGCAGGTTGAAGATGAGATTTTAAAGATTTCCCTCAATTTATCATCGCATAAGCCAAAAGAAAGAGAAAGCTGTCTGGACATTTTGAGTAAACAACTCCAAAAAGAGAAAACGAAGCTAAAACGTCTGTATACTCTTTATGCTGAGGGAAATGATACGGTTCTGGAGATGATAAAAGAAACGGAATCCGGTATAGATGAACTAAAACTAAAAATACAGAACGAGATGAAGAACCCGGATAACTCACAGAAGAAAGAATTTGTATACGATAATATAAAAAAGCTTGCCGATGTGTGGGAACACATTGACAAGCAAAACAAAAACCGTATATTAAAAACTATAATATCAAAAATAATTATAGTCAATGGAAATATTGAAATACAGTTAAAGAAATTTTAGCACAAACTATATGCCATAGGAACTGCATTATGTAAGTGCTAATAATGCCGCACGTATCATGTTAATAAATAACAGGAGGGTAACGATGATCTCACAAGGAATTAGTCATACCGCATATGATGTAATGAGAGAATACATGATTATAGGAGCAGAACTGGACGGAAAATATCAGATACCGATGTTAGATAGATACACAGGGCATCCGGGCGAAGATACTGTGGATTTCAAGGATAGCTTCAGCCCGAAGATTAAGAATCACCGCAAGCTGACAGTGAATTTCTACATCCACGACTACGAATTTGAAAAAATTTGGAATAATCCAGACAGATACCTGGAACATTTAAAATGTTTCCATAGCGTGATAGGCCCTGACTTTTCTATGGCAGTGGGAGAGAATGGGATGCCATTTGCAATGAATATCTATCAGAAATACCGTAATCATGCATTGTCTCATTATCTCAGCATGAACGGAATTAAAGTTATTCCGAACGTAAGCATACCGCCGGAGTATTGCTTTGACTGGGCTTTTGATGGTGTGCCAAAAAGAAGCACCGTAGCATGTTGCACCAATGGAAGAATTAAATCCAGAGCATCCAGAGAAGAATTCTGTATAGGCTTTAAAGAAATGGAAAGGCGCATAGAGCCGCTTCGAGTTATCATTGTAGGGAAAATACCACCTGAACTCAATACAGATGTGCAAATCGTGAATTTCAAGACTCGCAGTCAGAAGATTAGAGACAAGGAGGGAAAGTATGGGATTTAATACAGGAAATACATTGAGAAAGAAATCAAAGACTAGAAAACAGGAAGAACGAGAACAGAGGATGAAAAGTGGAACCGCAATAAAGAAGAAAAGAAGCACTGGTAAAGTAGATTATCTGAATAAATTGAAATAATTTTACATTTTCCACAGTCCCAGAATAGATACTATAAAAATATTTGTGCAAAATTACAAATAAATAAAAATTATAAAACGACCCGTATCCATGGAAAAATGATTTTTTTCGTTCAAAATCCATGCTTCGGGTCTTTTTGAATGTCTGTGAAAATTAGCGCTCGTAAGACTTCATAGTAAAGTGATGATGCATCAAGAAATATACCCGCAGCAAAACGTGTCGCCATCCGATGCACACGATCATACTAGAAACATTGTAATTAATTGCATAATTGCGCCTAAAATCAATTCAAACGGCATAAGCCTATACTTATCGGGCAACGATATAAAACGGCTTAAAAGTCAAAATACAGCGTTAAAACATTATGAAGCAGTAAACCGGTATATAATACAATAACCCGATGCCATTATAAAGCCTGTAAACGTGTCTAAAATCAATTTTACATTTACAGTCGATAAAATACACATGTAAGCATATAAACGGCTGTAAAATGCCAAATAAGTGCTTACAAGGGTAATAAACCGGCAAGAACTGCATAAGCTGGACAGACTGCCAGGAAATCAGCGTGTAAAAATGGTTCGCAAATAAGACCGCCCGAAGCGATCCGGAATAGATGCAGCCATAGACCTGGACAGAATCCAAGCCGACATTTATCCACATTGACATATATAAACATAATACGCCCATTATAATTTTCCGTCAATCCTTTTAATTGATTGCGTAAAACAGCCTAGAATCAACTTTACAGCCGTATACAGTAAAATATACTATAATTCAATTGGAAGCCGTTAAAAAGGCAAATAAAAGGCACTACAGGAAAAAGCCCGGCACAGGTCACGAACCAACACCACCCGAAGAGGATGCAGGGCACGAGAAAAAGAGCAGCTTTTTACTGCTCTAAATAATTAATATTTGTAATTCCTGGCAAGTCCCGGAAGAATTCCAGGAACCCGGAGCCGTCAAGAATATTATATTGTCGGTCAGAAGTTGGAATTATACGACCATCCTTGATCTCCATGCAGGAAAGCTGCAAATGATCCGCTTTTTGGGGTGATCTATGCAACGCATACCGCATCACAGACACCGCCCCAGACTGGCAACGCACTGGCGGCAAGTCGTACCAGATCAGTGAGACAGCACCAGAAGAAACGGCATTAAATACTTGTCTAGCGTCCTTTTTTGCGGCTGCCTTAATCTTATCAACAACGGAAAAATCACCGCTTAAAATTGCGTCAACGGTCTGCTTGGACGTTGGTTTTATAATTCTGTCTATCATATAATCCCCTTTCTGATTGAAAAACAGGCGGGAAAGCCCCGCCCGAAATTATTTTATTTAGTTCAAACAAGCGTTTATTTTTTCTTTCAGATGTGGGAACGCTTCACAAATTTCTTGCACGCTGTCGGCGTAATAATCGCCGACTATTTTATTAAAAATTGTGATATTCCCAGAGTAAAAACACCCAAGATCATTAAACCAAATATCGAGCCCGGTTGCCTGTTCTTTTTTATCGTTGTACCACATGTCTATTTTGATCATTGTATAGCCCTCCTTTTTATGCTGCCATTAAAATAATTTTTATAACATTTTCTTCCCAATCGTAGAAAGTGAAATAATTGTGATCGTAATAATATTTTTCTTTTTCCAGATCGTTTTTTGAATCTGGGAACATATTTACAAGTGTTTTTGTCATTTCTGCGACTTTCTGGCGTTCTGACATTGTTAGCACCTCCCCGTTAATATCCAACTAAAATATAATGAGCAATCAACAAAAATGGGAAAGAAGCAACCGCAAAGCCTAACAAGTAGGCTTTTACGGCATGAATAACTTTTCTTCGGTGGATTGCTTTCCACTGCTTATAAGTATATCTTTTTTCGTTCATTGCTTTCCCTCCTGTTATTTTGTTGCGTTCTTTTCTAGCTCTCTATACAGAAGATAAACGGATCTTTTTTCTGCCTGTTCGTCTGTAAAACGCTGCTTTTCTTCTTCGGTTTCGTCCAGAAGATCGCCCAGGAAGTCAACGGCACTATGAAGAAAAATATCATCAGCAACCGGGAAAGCCGTTGGGAGTCCTTGCATCCAGTCCATAAATAAATCTGATTTGCTAATACGTCCGGCTTTATATCTGTTATCAAGATGCAACTTTTCAATGTAGAACATGTTTAAAATATCTTTGCAGATTTCGTTGTATTCTGTTTTCATTGTTGCACCTTCATATGTATAATATTCCTCGGCTGCTTCGTAGCTGTCCATGATAATTTTTTTAATTCTGTTCATAACTTCCTTTGAGTTTGTTTTTAACATTGCTTTTTACCCTTGCCCCTGTTATAATAGGGCTACCTTTCGTTTTTTTGTTGGGTGCCGGTTGTTTGTCTTGGTAGGATTGCAACCGACTTTTTTTATTTAGTTGCTAGGAACTAGAATTTTTCAATTAATCGGATCCGGTTCTCTATGTCCTCATTGGTTTGAGTGGTTCGGGCGGTTCTGGTTGTTTGTTTCTTTTGTTTTCTTCGTTGATATTATAATACTACATATAAGGCACAAAAGCAATATGCATACTATACAAATATAAGGCACAAAATGAGAACATAAATTGTATAAAATGTATAAGGCACAAAAATAAAAATATAACACTTCTTATTATATGTTAAGAAAATAAAATAATACTTGAAAATAAGGCACAAAATATATATAATGTAAATAACATAATATAAGGAGGGGAAACAATGCCAGAAGAAAGAAAGACAACAGATGCACAAAGAAAAGCTATATATAATTACGATGAAAAATTTGAGCGTGTCAATTGTAGATTCAAAATAGGCACAAAAGAAGCAATAACAAAAGCAGGATATAAAAGTATAAACGATTTTATCAAATTAGCTGTTGCAGAAAAATTGGAACGTGAAAAGAAGATACTTGAATAAGGCACAAAATACCATTGACACATAAGGCACAAAATATAACTCAACAGACAGGACAGCAAAGAAACGACCGAAAGCAGCTATTGAAAAATACTGCTCGGAGATATTAAAAAATAAGCCCTAGGAAATTATCCCGGGGCTTTTATAATGCTTATTTATGGCGGCTTTTAGGACAGGTGCAGAACTGCCGCCGAAGTCCTGACATAATTATTCATAGCACAATATCATCAAAAAGTCAACGACATTTTTTTGCTTGACTTTTACGAATTGTTCTGTTATGCTCGATACAACGAAGCCGACGGAACTCAGGAAGGGGCAGGGCTGACAAAGCGGAATCGTAACTTAATACAAAAATAAACATAGCCAGATCATGCCGGATCAGATACCGGAAGGTCTGGCTTTTTGTGTGTTCAAAATGCCCTATTATAATATTATATATATTAATATTATGGATTATGAATATCTATAATTATAGTTATTCCCTGTCCCTTCCTAGATTCCAGAGGCTGAGTTGATTAATATAATATTGTATATAGTATATATAATATACATAGATATAGTATATGGTGTTATATAAGATTGACTAAAAGTTTTAAATTAATAGTTGACAGAACAACAACTTGTATGTTAATACTGTTAATAGAGATACAGATACAGACCGAAAGCGAGAACGAACCGCTGGAGGACTGAACCGGTTAGCTACTGGATAACGAACCAGAGCCGACCGGCTTTTTTTATTTATTAATGATTTAATAGATTGACGTTATAAAGTGAGGTGATACAGTGCAGAATACAGACAACAGCGTGTTAGATACGTTTAAACATGATACAAAGAAATACTTAGATATATTTTGCGCTGAATATGGTATTGAAGACCTTATGAAAGCGCCTCAGAACACATTCGAATCAGCTCTTAGTTATGCAGGGGATCATGTATTCCTGAAGCCTGAAAACGTAACACTCAAGTACAACAGGCAGACTATATTAGATTGTGATAATGCAGAACTGATCAATTACATACTCGACTATTATATATTTATATGTGGCGTATATAACAAGGAGTCAAATATACAAGGGTTTGCTAAATATATTAAGATTAGTGAACAGACTATGTATAACTGGGTAAATGGAGAGTATAAGACAAAGATATATATAGATACAGACGGCAATGTTATTAAGGATATACAGGAGTGGAAGTTGAATAAAAGAGGGGAGTATAGGGAGATAGCAAGCACAGCACACCTTGACCTAATCAAAAAATTAAATGCGAATGACGAACACTCACTTGCGAACATCGGAATCAGCGACAAGAATAACACAGGCGTGGCAATGAAACTTAATTCTAAATTCGGATGGAACGCACCAAACGGACGGAGCGCAGAAGAGAACAACGGAAAGCCACAGCAGACAGCGCAGCAGATCGCAGACAAGTACAAGGATGTTCTGGAACTTCCAGAGATGGAAAAGCCTGAGTTATAACAATATGTTGTAGTCTCTGAGATTAACACACAATATATAGCAATGTTCAATGTTCTTTTAGGGTGTACTCGTAATGCACACATACGGAAACGTGAAAAGTTGTGCAATATGACGAAGAAAAGCGCAGCAATTCTCATTGGCTACTGCCGAAGGCATCCGAAAAGCAGCGTTAAGACCGGGACAACGGGAACCCATGGGGCAAAGGGTTGCCCGGTCAGCGTCACCAGGAACAGACCCGGGAGGGGGTGTATATGGATGCCCCGAACGGCCTAATGAGTGATCCGACCGCCCCAAAATTTAAAAAACGCCCTTTTAACAACAAACCTTCAACCTGGCAGAGATAGTGATTGCAGCACGACAAGCGGTAAGCCTTAACCGTTTCTCTGCCAGATAAAAAGGCATAAAAAAAGAGAACCATTACGGTTCCCTTTTGAGATCGGCACTATTAAATTTCACAATAACATCCGGGATTGCTTCAACGGCAATCTGACATCCAAGAAAATCCAGAATTGCAATAAGCTCATTTGCAGAAAGCGTTTCTCTGGAAAACTTGTTTGCAAGTGCTTGTGGCGAAGTACCTAGATGCTCAGCCACTTGAACATTTGTTATTTTCTTCAGCTTCATGATTTGCTTAACTTTTTGAGATACCATGACAACACCTCCTATCTACATAATAAACGCAAATGTTATAAAAATCAAACAAAATTCACTTAAACGTGTATTTTACTATTGATATAGCACACCCTATGGTGTATAATTAAACCATAAAGAAACGGGGGCGTGTATATATGAAGATAGGATATGCAAGAGTATCAACAGTAGATCAGAATGAAGCAAGACAGATGGAAGCACTGAGAGAAGATGGGGTTGATAGAATTTATATGGATAAGAAATCTGGTAAAGATTTCGATCGTCCTGAATACCAGAAGATGATTTCAGAACTGCATAAAGGAGATGTGCTGGTAATTCATTCGATTGACCGTTTGGGAAGAAATTATGAAGAAATTATCGACGAATGGAGAAAAATCACTAAAGAAATCGGCGCAGACATCATTGTGCAGGATATGCCACTACTTAATACTTGCCAAAGCAAAGACTTAACAGGCACATTAATTTCAGATATCGTGCTTCAGCTTCTTTCATATGTAGCGCAAAGAGAAAGGGAAAATATCCGTCAGCGTCAGAAAGAAGGTATTGCAATTGCAAAGGCTCAGGGCAAGTATAAAGGACGTGCAAAGAAAGAGATTGACAAAAAACTCTTTGAAGATACTAAAGCCAGATGGCAGAATGGTGAGATTACAAAAATTCAATTCGCTGAGATCATTGGAGTTTCCAGAGGAACATTATACAAAATCTTAGGGGAGGAAAAGGATGATTGATTTTACAAACAAGGCTATTACTACAAAAAGTGATTTAGAATCAGAACAGTTACTTAAAAAAGCTGTGGCACAAGGGTTTGGATTACCAAAAGGCGAAAAAGCTTTAATTACTAACAGATTCTTTAGATTTATCGGAAGTCCATATAAGCAGATTTTAATTCCAGCAACGATAAGCCATGCAGAATTTGACCAGGCTATTTCTTACACGGATTTGTTTGGTGATCCTGAAACGGAATTAAGAAAAATTGTTGATTCAGCTACAAGATGGTGCAGAGCTTATGGATATGAGCATTTAAGCATATTTGCAAATGAGGGAATAGATAAATTTTCTGGCAAAGGACTTGCGAAAGCTCCAGAAGGCATTATTCAGCGTGTTGATGTTGATGTAATGAAACCAAGAAAGATTACTATTGCCGAGTTGGAAAAACAACTTGGATGCCCGATTGAGATTGTTAGTTAAGGACACTGCTTATGAGAAATAATAAACCCGAAGGCGAATCAATCAGAATCCGGTTGCCGTACCAGCTAGAACGAAAACTCATAGCTGAGAAGAACCGAACTGGTAAAAGTATATCACAGATCACAAGGGAAGCCCTGGCAGAATATTTTCGGAGAAGGTAGGCAAATGTCGATACTTGAAAAAATTTTAAAAAATAAAAAAGGCGGTTTGACCGTACAGGATGAAAGCCAGAATCTTTCAGATAAGATTATCTTAAATAACGAGATTGAGATAACAAACCATAAGAAATCCGTTCTGGAAGACGGTAGGTTATACGACACATCAAAAGCAGAAAAGGTTTTTAGTGATCCAACAAGCGTAAATTGTATTTGTTTTAGTATATCAAGATGCAGAACTTATTTTTTGACAAAAAACGGAAGATGGTTTTCTGCTGATGAAGATACGGAACGTGTTAGTGGTAAAATTTCTGAGGGCGAGCGAATCTGCATTCGGGATATAAAAGTATTTACTACATATAGCAGTCTTCGTATAGAGAAAAAATCTACAGTCAAAGACTTACTCGGAAAAAACGATTATGAATTGTACAAGAAATATTTTGGGGAGGTAGAGGAAGCATGAACTGTAATGAAAAAATTTATTACGTATATGTCGAAAACGGAAAAGCAGTTATCACAGAAGAAAAACCGGATTTTGACAAGGTTCACGATTACATGATTATGAAAGCAGATGGAATCGAACTCTTTATGGGCGTGCATAAAAATCAGGAGGACGTATTACTTCCCGACGAACCAGTTGACGTGGCATCCATGCTGATTAATGCAACAATAACCGTTGAACCTGGCAAATTCGGTGCATTGTCACCATTGCATGATAAAGAACCACAGACCTTTGCAAAATACGACACAAATCATCTTCAGGAGATTGCAGAACATCTTCTGGTGTACTGCGAAGCACAGGAAAGGGGATGCGTAGATGCCTGTTGTAAGGATTGTGAACCCTGAACCGTATAATTGGGCTGGAACCAAATGCCTTATTGATGGTAAAACGATTCCAAGAGTAAAATCTGTTGATTTTCATGTTGCAGTTGATGAAGTTCCAACATTTAGTCTTGAATTGATGGCAGAACCAGATATTCAAATGGAAGCCCTGGCACAAATCAGTTTCACTTCTCAATCAATTACTGATGCAATTTCAGTTTTAAGGCACGAACTGTTACAACACGGGGAAATTTACTACGGCTTCAAAGCAAGCCTAAAATCGGCTTTAATTGCTTATAATTCATGTGGTTTGCCATTTGAGCCGGAAGAAGAAATCGCAGAGAAGATACTTAATTTCATGATTGGAGAGGAACAATGAGATTACCATTAACCATTATCGCAGTGGCAATTAATATTCTGATATTTACTACATTAGCTGCATTTTTGATGAGCCGGAATTACAAAGGCAATCAATTTTCCACAGCATTCTTCTTAATGATGGAAGCAGGAATGATACTTAATACAGTTTTGATTTGCACTGCGAGGTAAATACATGCTGATTGCAATTCCTATGAGGATTATTCCGTTTTTTATCATAGAACGGGTTAAACCTATAATTAAACCGAAAGGATACGCTTGTCCGGTAGTGGAGCGGTACGCAAGCAAACGATCGAGACATCCGATTTAGCAAATATGACTCTACAAAAAAAGAGAACAACTTAGTCATTTAAACGCTGAATTCTCCACATAAGTTGTGTTGCAATTGTAGAGCATATAATAAAAATATTATCACACATTCAATTCTTTCTCCTGCTTTTGTAATGGTGCGGAGTGGGAGAAAGATTCTAGGGCTATCGCCAAGTGGTAAGGCACAGCACTTTGACTGCTGTATTCGCGGGTTCGAATCCCACTAGCCCAGCTTGCTAGGTTGCGCATGTACCTGGCAATGGTTTATTTTACATAGACCCTCCGACGAAAACCCATCTAGCTCAACGGAGCTGATTAAAGGGGCTTCAAATGTCCCGGATGGGAATCCTCGTAAAAACGAGGTACTCTATTTAGCCATGACCTTTGTTGCGGCTGGTGGCAAAGAACCGCAACAGTAGAAGTAAATCGACTCAAAATCTGCAATCCGGGAGACTGCTTCTACTCAGGAAATTTAGTTCAGCGGTTAGAACGCCCGGCTCATAACCGGGAAGCCCTGAGTTCGAATCTCAGAATTTCCATTTCTTCCGTATGCTACCCATCCGTTTTATGGGCAGAAAAAACTTTCGGATGAGCGTGTGTGAATCAGAATGAGCAAAGGTATGTAACGGCATAGGCTTGTGCTTGATCTGATTTCCCGTCCGATAAATGTTTCTTAGTTTCAATAAGTCATCATAAGTGCACGTTGATGGCAGGGAGTTTTCAAGAAGCATAAAGTCAAAAGGCATAATAATATCCGAAACAACTCCGTGGGGCTGGCACGGCATAAAACAGCCTAGTGGAACGCATAACACGATAAATTACTTTGCTAACCCGGGAATCCGGGTTATGGGAAAGCGGCAACGATTGGCGGTGTTGCGGCGGGCTGTAAATCCGTTCCCTTGCGGTAAACATTATAGGTTCAATTCCTATCTTTCCCATTATTCGGTTAGAATTATGCTGTTTGCTTGCAGACGGTCTATGATTCAGCTGAATTTGCATAGAAGCAGTTGTGCAGAAACCAATGATATCAATGGAAGAACAGAAACTACTTGCGACTATGCTCAAACAACCCATGGGAAAAGGTTATTGCTTATCCTGTTGACTGGAGGCCGGTCCGAAAAGCATAATGGAATGTAGCTCAGTTGGGAGAGCGGAGGACGCATAGTCCTTGACGTCGGTGGTTCGAGTCCACCCTTTCCGATTTCAAACATGATTAACTCAGTGCAGATAGATTTTCAGTCTAGCTGAGATACAGGGTTATGTAAGATAGAGTAGTTCGGGATACTGGACTATCAACCATCTTTTTAGCAGAAGTGATTCTGTTAGAGGAGGAAGAAACTTCCAACACACCTTGTAGTGTATCATCATAAAGAGACCAAAAGCAGAATCCTTGTGGTCAGTGTATAATAGACGTTTGCGGTGCAAGAATAATCCGTTGATGTGAGGGGCGTGAGAGACCACGGACTAGGCGGAAATCTCATTAAGCTGATTTGCCTTGAACCTGAGAAATCAGGGTATAACACAAGAGATTCGTTAGAGTAGCGGTATGGCATTTATTAAAATCTTTCGAATGATTATCGAAAAACTTCTGAAAGAACCGTGAAATTTGTGGGTGACATTCCCGTTTGTGCTTGACCGCGGTAAGAAGCTCAGGGTCGCTCCCGAAGGCTCAGACTTATCGTCACAGTGGCTGAATATGGTTGCAAGTATGATGGATAAGGGGAAACCCTAATCATGTTTGAATAGTTGAGCTGACGTACCGAAATGGTTATAACGGCGTAGTCTTGAAAACTAATGTGGTGAAAGCCCTGTAGGTTCGAATCCTACCGTCAGCGTTATGGTGCATTGCTGTAATGGTAACAGAGAGACTTGCTAAGTCTTCCAACAGAAATGTTGTCCGTGTTCGAATCACGGATGCACCGTTCCAATGAACTGCAATCATTGGAAGGATTTCATTTTATCTTACCTTTCTATGAATGGTTTCCAGTACTCCACGTTGGGTGGCTAGTTACGGTTCAAGTCCGTGTACTGGAATTTTTGTTTAGAGAGGTGGCTTATGGAAGAAAAAGATTATTGTTGCACATGTAAATGGTACGCAACATACGAAGGTGTCTGCTGTAATGGCGACAGTGAACATTGTGCAGATTTTAGATGTCTTGATGATAGTTGCGAATGCTGGGAGGGTGTAAAGAATGAAAATTCATGAAGTGATACGTCTAAGAAATACATACGGTGGAGAAACGACTCTTGATGACCTCGTGAAACGAATGCAAGGAAATAAAATTCACAGATGTCCGAAGTGCGGTGGAAGTGGAACTACTATCAAAAGAGTAAATCGTGCACAATACTGGGAGTGTTGCGATGATTACAAAGAAATAGAAGTTACTTGCGACTTATGTAACGGTGAGGGATACACCGAGAAAATATACAAGCCTAGAATGGTACAGGATGGATGGAAATGCGAATAGCAGGTAAAGAAATCAACGATGAATGTTCCAAGTGCGGAAATATCCTTGAGTGTGAATTGTTCCGACAAGGACATGGAATAAAACAGAAACGTGAGAATGTAGCAAAGATGATTGAGTGCCAGATGAAACATAGGGAAGACAGGGAGAAATGAGATTATGGAAAATGATTTATTGTTACGAGATAAACGTAAATGTCCACTTTGTGGAGGAACGGTAATCAATACAGGAGTGGATATCTTTGGCGGCGACGTAGATGCTGCAGGTTTGAGAACTGATGCAGAATGGATTTGTACAAACTGCAAAACTGAATTTAATAGTGAATTTTGTCTCGAATCTGATAGGATTAAGACGATTTATAACGCAAAGGCCACATTACTTGATAAAAAAGATTGTCAACCTAACTTTCTTGGAGAGTCAAGCACTAATAGAGGAATGTGGTGATATAAAATGATTAAAATTTTAGTTCCTGGAACATTAAAAAGAATAAATTGCGGAAAATGCGGAGCAGTGTTGCAATACGATGAAAAAGAAGATGTTAAAGAAGAATGCATAGAAAAAATGTTTTCTACAAATATGCCATCTGGACGTGGACGTAAGCAGAAATATATCATATGCCCACAGTGCAAGAATAAAATAGTTACGTGGTTTACAAGATAGGAGAAGATGCCATGATTAAGAAACTCTGCAATCTCTATATAAGACACAAGACAAAAAATCTCACGAGGATTCCATTGTTCACAATGACTTTTGACTGGAAGAAGTTTCAGAAAGACGGAAAAGAAAACAGTTGCATGTTATATACCTTGCATCCAGACATCGCAAAAGACCAATTTCTAAAAGAGAAATTATCTGAATGTGTAGATTATATCCGTGATAACTATGATATGGAAACGTTTACCAAAATCTAAGGGAGGCAGTTATGAGAATTGAAGACATGGCAACATGGACAGTAGATCAGCTGAAAGAAGAAGTTGTTCGTCTGGCTGATGAGAGCGAAGCAAAGCAACATGAAATTCTGGACAAAAATGAGAAAATCAATGAGCTTCAGGCTGAACTGGATAAAATGTGCAATTATAACAATGATTTGAAGAAGCAAATAAATGAAGCTGCGGATTTGCCTTTTTGCGATGCACCGGCAGAAATAGCAAAATATGAAAAACGCTATCAGGACGATTGTATTACAATCAATCAGTTGCATACTGCACTGGACGTACTTGTTGACCGATATGCAAACTTGAGAAAGATTCATGGGGTGAGTTGAGATGGAAGAGTTTAAGACAAAAGATGGAGTGATAAAAATCAAAGAATCGGTTTCGCTTAATAAATGGGAGTTTCCGATTTGCACAAGAGGAAGAATTGAAACAATTAAAAGACTGTCGAAAAAAGGACTATCTTTTTCTGGTGCTGCACATATTATATGCAAACAGAGAGCTTTTTTTAATAATGAATTTACGCAACAATCGAACGAACAGATGCTTGTTGATGCTTTACGATATAAAAATGGTTGCGTGAAAGTAACAACCAAAAAACTAATATTGGAAGAACCGTTCTATGATGTGGAACAAAACAAGACATTGATTTACGGGATTGAAGCCAATGGAGAATATGACGTATCAAATAATTATCTGAGAATGCATGGAATACCTGTAGCACGCAGAGTTGCAGGACGCAAAGGAGTAAGAAAATATAGATGAGCATTAAAACAGCATTTGAATCTGAGGGAATAGATTTCTCTCAGGTAATGAATCCACCGGAGCCGTGGGACGGACGGGCATTAATAAAAAATATCAATGGCAAACTGTGGTATTGTTGTCCTTTTTGCGAGAAGAAAGCACTTCTGATTAGCCCAGAGACAAAAATCCAGCATCTTAAATTGAAGTGCAAGGGTAGTAACTGCAAGAAAGAGTTTGAGGTGAATGTATGAAAAAATATGGTGTAGTGAACTATCCAATTAAGATTATTGATGAAAAAATCATTAATGCACTAGCTGACATTGAAGTACATCATGAAGAAGGCAGACGGATTATTTGGGTAGAATGCGTCATGAATTACACTGATCTTCCGGAGGAATGCATTCTTGAAATTGGATGTCTTAAAAGAAAATTCAAACTCATGCATATCGACTCAGCTACAACAGAATCTGGAATCTATAAACTTAAATTTATGTTTGAGCGAGTAGAAGATGTAAAAGAAAAAGACGAGTGGTGGGATTCGCTTAGAAGTATTGTGAGGTGAACACATGAAAAAGGAGGGTATCAGATGCCAATAATCAAGTTAATAGACAGGACTACAGATATTTCGAGACTAAAAATGCGCCAAATGAATTGGGATACTGTAATTAACGAAAAATCGTATTTTGTTGTTTCAATAGAAGATTATATACATACGATCGGTGGGAAATACGGAAATAACAATTTATGGGCTTATCCAAGAAGCGAAAAACCGAGTTGTGAGAATCTGGTTCAATTCGATGGAGAGCCTGTATGTTGGGGTATAAATTATGCACCTTATAATCATGCAAGATACAGACACGGTGAATTTGAAACAAGAACAATTGGAAACGTGTTTATAACCAGAAACGGTGAAAAATTCTGCGATGTAAGAGGCGGTATTGAACGTGCGAGGTGCATGATTAATGATTTTTTAGAACACCCAATGAATTTGAATGAAATTGATTTTGATAAAAATGTTATCGGAAGAAAAGTTTGGTGGCGTAGCGAACCAGCCGTTGTAACAAGTTATATTTCTGGACAGGCGTGTGTCATATTGGAACCAGATGGAATACCACAATTTACAACACCGGCAGAATTTGCAGGTGAGGAGTGTGAATGTTATGTTGATGGTGATGTAAAAGCAAATATTCTTGATAAACATATTTGGTGGTTTAGAAAATAATGTAAATTTATTCGAGGTGGATGTATGAACGCAAAACGGATTAAATGCTTTTTGACAGGTGGATGCAAGTTCAAAAGTTCGGATACAGAATCGAAATGCAATGACAAAGAAAAGACTTGCACTATTACGGAAACTTGCTACAAATACGGAAAGAAGTACACTGCCGTATTCACTTACAAACAGTTAGGTATTCCGGATGGGGGGGTGACTAAATGAAGATTCCAGAATGTGATCATGATTTTGAAGAATGTGAGATATCCAATCCTTATAATTATGATTTTGATGAATTTAAGCCATGTGACTCTAATCAACGCTTTCATCCGTATTATTGTAAAAAGTGCGGAATACTTATTTTGAAAAAAGTAGTTGATAATGGACGAGGAACAGACAAATTTTTGTGGGAGGATAAATAAATCATGAAAAATGCATGGAAAGTATTATTAATTTCACTTGTAGGAGTTATAGCAATTGTAATATTCGGAATCTTTGGAGTACAAAGTTTCCAGAATCATGCAATATCATTGGAAGAACAGGTAGAATCAGCATCATCAGACATTAAGATACAGGAGAAACGTAGAGTTGATCTGGTATACAATCTTGCGGATTGTGTGAAACAATATGATAAGCATGAGAGTGAAACATTAAAAGCTATTGTTTCTGGAAGAACTTCTGGTTCAAACGATATTAAGAATGTTACTACTGCAATTTCAGCTGTGAGTGAAGCATACCCGGAATTAAAATCTTCTGAGAACTACAAGCAGCTCATGACAGAACTTTCTATGACAGAGAATCTTATTGCAGAATACAGAGAGAACTACAACAAGTCAGTCAAATCATATCGCAAATATGTAAAAGCATTTCCTCAGAGATCATTCTTGAATATGCTTGGATATGACAAAAAAGAATTTGAATTACTCGATTTTGATGCACCAGAATCAGCACCACAGAATTTATGTGAGGAATAGCTATGAAGACGAAAAGAGGTTGGAATTTTGGAGAATTTGAGATAACAAGAAGAGAGATTATCGCTAGTATTTCAATTATTGCAATAATGCTTCTTATTGGAGTATTAATTTCTTCCAAAATATCCGACTGGCAGATAAACCAAAATGATAAATACAATAAAGCAGTAAAGATTGAGTCCACGGATTTATTTCAGTATGGAATGGAAACCAATATTGGAAATGCTTTTGTGTATGGCAAATTAAAGGCTGTAGATACAGTTACTTACCCAGAAATCGGTGGTAAATACATGTATGTTAAGAAGGTTAAAGAAAAATACACAATGCATACCAGAAGAGTTTCGCATGGTTCTGGAAAGCATAAATATTACACCACAGAAACGTATTGGACATGGGATTATGTAGGAAAAGAAAGCAAGAAAGCTAAAAAGATAAATTTCTGCGGAATTGATTTTAAAAGCAACAAGATTGTTTTTCCAGATGATGAGTACATTGATACGATAAAAGAGTCAAGCCGTATCAGGTATAAGTACTATGGAGTTGGAACAAAGTACAAGGGAACAATCTTTACGTTGTTAAAAGACAAAACAATCAGCGATAAATCAGTGTTTTACAATAATAGAAATATCAATGAAACAGTTGAACATTTAGAATCCGATATGCCGTTAATATTGTTTAGAATCGGTTGGATTTTACTAACTGGATTAGTAGTATTTGGATTTTATTGCTTAGACAATAATTGGCTTGAATAACAAAGGTGATTGAATGAACAAAATCATAAGCATATGTTGGATAATTATAAACACATTCGTATTTGTGTTAGCAATTGATTATTTGATACTTACAATATCATTGATGATTGAAGGTAATTATGGATTGTTCTCCACAGTATCAATGGTTGTAATAATAATATTTGCAGGAATAAAAGCAATTGAGAATATCATCAACGAAATATAATAATAAATCAGTCAGAGAGCCACATGAGAGCCAGACTAAATCCTAAGAAGAAAGGAGGTCTGGCTCTATTTTTATGCAAAAATTCACAGAAGGCTCATTTGAATGGTATCGGGCAATTCTAAATCAAATAATTAATGGTGATATGACAGTCTATCAAAATCAGAAGGACTGCCTTGATTTACTTTTGAATATGAATATTGACCTTCCTTTCAAGGATAATCCAGATGCACGGAATATGGCAATGAAAGTCAGTCGGTACGCTCACAATGAAGTTGCGAAACAGGCAGCGGTTACAGGAAACGGTTCATTTGACGATTTGTACTGGCAGTATTTGCTGTTGGAAGCACAGAACTATCAGGTTGACAGCGGGCTCCTTTACCTTGAAAAGAACCGAATCCCGAAAGAACGATTCTACGAACCACGAAGAAATGTGTTCTTACAGCATAACATCATAGGTTCACTGCAAGACCTGATGGATGACAAACTAGATATATTTGCATTAAGCGTACCTCCGGGCTGTGGCAAGAGTACTCTGGAAGATTTCTTTTTATCATTGGTAGGCGGATGGTTCCCGAATGACTTTAACCTGTCTTCGGCACACAGTAGCATTCTGACACGTTCCCTTTATGATGGTGTTCTGGAAATTATCAATGATCCCGTGGAATACACGTGGCATGAGGTATTTCCGAACGTAGAAATTCAAGGAACAAATGCAAAGGAAACTACAGTCAATCTCGAAAGAAACGGACGATTTAAGACATGGACATTTCGTTCTATTGATGGCTCTTTGACTGGTGCCACTAGATGCAATAGATTTCTTACTGCCGATGACCTTGTGTCTGGTATTGAGGAAGCATTGAACAAAAATAGACTTGATACTCTCTGGACAAAAGTGGTAAATGACTTGCGTTCCCGTAGACTTGAGGGATGCAAAGAGTTTTATATTGCCACCAGATGGTCAGTACATGACCCTATCGGAAAACTGCAACAACTATATGCCGGAAACCCACGGGCAAGGTTCATTGCAGTGCCGGCTCTTGATGAGAACGGCAAAAGTAATTTTCTATTTACGGTAAATGGATTCTCAGAGAAATATTTCAATGATGCTAAAGAATCCATGGATGAAATTTCTTACAACTGTCTTTACCAGCAGCAACCGGTAGAACGTGAGGGATTATTGTTACCACCGGACAAATTAAAACGATTCTTTTTCAGTAAAGAAGACGTGCCGGATGGATGCGCGGATGAATACATCATCATTCCAGATAAAGATGCAGATGCAATATGGGCGGTATGCGATACAAAAGATAAAGGAACCGACTTCGAATCATTACCGATTGCATACCAATACGGAGATAAATTCTTCTTTCCCGATGTGGTGTTTGATGATACTACAGACTATGACATTTTGGATAGAAAGACAGCAGATATTTTGGTAAGACATAATCCACATAAGATTTGTTTCGAATCAAATAATGTCGGAAACCGTGTAGCACACAATATCCAGAAAATGATTACTGGAAAGTGCCGAGCTGAAATTGAGACAAAACCAACGTCAGCAAATAAAGAAACAAAGATTCTTGTAAATTCGGACTATATAGCAAAACATTTTTATTTTCTGCATCCAAGTCAGTACAAAGCAAAGTCTGATTACGGGTTATTTATGGCTAATGTAACTACGTACACCACTAGGGCAAAAGTACCACATGATGACGGAATTGATTCTTTGGCAATGATGGCTGAGTACGTACAAAATCCATTAGGCGGTAAAGCGACAGCAATGCAGAATCCATTCTGGGGAAGGAGATAGCATGGATATAAAGGAATATCTGAATCAAATTCAACGATACGAAAAAATTATAAATAACAAACTGGAAGAAATCGAACACTTAAAATTGCTTGCTACTAGCATTAGTGCTTCGACGTATGGTATTGAACGCGTTCAGACTTCTGGAAGCCAAGATAAAATAGGCGATACAATTGCAAAATTGGTGGATGCGCAACGTGAATTGGCTGATAATGTGGTAGAGCTTATGGAGAAAAAACAGAAACTTATAGATGTTATAGAGTCTGTGGAAAATCCCCAGTATTATGATTTTTTGTATAAACGATACGTAGAGGGAAAAAAGCTAACTGTCATTGCAGATGAAATGGAATACAATGAAGAATATATTAAACAATTCCACGGGAAAGCAGTAAATTACGTAAAAGAAATGCTTAATTTCAAAAGTTAACACCTTTTCTTACTGAATATAACTTTCCGATTATGTATAATATATGATGAAAATGTATGAAGCATCGGGTGAAAACTCGGTGCTTTTTTCATGCTCAAAAACAGGAGGTATAGGCAGTGGGAAGAAACAAAAGCAATTTTGTTGACCTATGCCAAGGCGATTTTGGCAGAAAAACTGCCTACACTGGCGTAGCTCAAATTACTACCGAAAATGTTATTCAAGTTCTATCTGATACGATTGGTACACATAATCGAAACAGAATGATGATTAATTATCTTTATCGGTACTACAAAGGCGACCAACCAATCTTATATCGGGAAAAGCTTGTGAGACCGGAAGTAAATAACAGAGTTGTCGAAAATCACGCTCTGGAAGTTGTCAAGTTTAAGGCAGGACAAATATATGGAGAACCTATTCAATATGTCTGCAAAAAGAAAAAAGCAGATAAAAAGATAAATGAGCAGGTCGACCTGCTGAATGATTATCTGGACGAAGCAAATGCGGATGCCCGAAATATTCAGCTTGGAATATACCAGAGTGCCGTAGGAACTGCATACAAGGCAATTCTACGAGAAGACGATTGGACAAAAGACAGTGATTTACCACCATTCAGAATTTTCATTCCGTATCCGGGAGATGTTTATATTGTTTATTCCAAAAACACAGGAAAAGCAATGCTATCTGTTCAAATATTGAAAGATGAAGAAAATCAGCAATATTACCTTTGCTATTCTTCAAATCAATATTTCAAGGTAAAGAACGGACAAGTAACCGTCAGCGGTATCAATGGTTTTGACGGTATTCCGATTATCGAGTACCCAAACAACCACGACCGCTTATCTGATGTCGAAATTGCAATTACAGCATTTGATGCGATCAACAAGTATCAGTCAGATAGATTAAATGGTGTTGAGCAGTTTGTTCAGGCATTCATGAAATTCAAAAACTGTGAAATTGACGAGAATGAATTTTTGAAAATGGTCAAGCTTGGAGCGATATCTGTAAAAGATGCTGGAAACGGTGTTCAGTCAGATGTTGACTTAATGACTGCGGAATTAAATCAGTCAGAAAGTCAAGTTGCTAAAGATGATATTTACAACAATATGCTGATCGTGGAAGCAATGCCAAACCGCCAAAGCAACACCGGCGGTGATACTGGTAATGCTGTATATCTACGTAATGGATGGGATTTCGCAGAACGAGATGCAAAACTTGTGGAAGCATTCACAAAAGAAGCAGAAAAAGCATCCGCCAGAATTATTCTCAGCATCATTCGCAAAACATCCAATGATGTCAAGATTTCTACCAGAGATTTTGATGTCAAGATAACCAGAAACCCGACAGATAACATGCTTGTCAAAGCACAGGCACTTGATTATCTGTTCAAAAATAAAATTCACCCACTTATTGCATTGATCACTTGTGGATTATTCAGTGATCCGCAAAAGGTATATGAAATGAGCTTACCATATCTTGGAACTGTTTATCCTGAACTGGCAAACCCAGACGCAGAATTGAAGAAAGCACAAGAATTGATTAAAGATTTTAGTCAGAAATCAATTCAAAATCAATCAGCAATAATTTCTTCCACTGATGAAGAATAAGCGTTTTTACATCAATTATTTAAGGAATCTTGGGAAACTGAGATTCCTTTTTTAATACTCAAAAATATTGCAACAGCCCGTGAGCGCAAATCGGGTGCAGATCATGTGCGGAGCGAACCGTGTGAACAAAGTGTGTTGGTCTGGAAGAAAGGAGATTTCATGACAAGAGAACAGGCAAAACAAGTACTTATCGGTATGGGAATTGAGGAACCATCTGATGAACAGGTGACTAAATACCTTGATTCCGTTACAGGAGAAGTAAAAAAGGAAAAAGACAAAAACACTTCCATTAAAGAAAAGGCTGATAAGGCAGAAGCACTGCAAAAAGAACTAGATGAGCTGAAACAGCAGAATATGACTGATGCAGAAAAAGCAGAGCTTGAACGCCAGAAAGAAAAAGCTGCGAACGAAAAAAGAATTTCTGACCTTGAAACTGCACTGGCAAATTCTCAGAAAGAAGCTCTGACAGGAAAAATCACTTCCATTTTTGCAAGCGCAGGAATGAAAGGCGATGCCTATACAGGAGCGATCAAAGCATTTTCGGTTTTACCAGCAGCGGATGCACTGAACGAAGCTCAATCTTTTGTTGACGGAATTTCCACTGAAAATAAAACAGCTCTTGAGACAGCTAAAGCAGCTTGGGAAAAGGAAGTACTTAAAAATACTCCAAATCCGGGCGGAGGAACCAAAGGTGGCAAAAAGGAAGAAAAGAGTAAAGCAGAAGAATATTTCGAAAAATACTTACCTTCCAAAGAAACAGAAAGCAAAACAATCGGCACAAATGCCCCGGTTGATTATTTATAAGAAAAGGAGATTAAATTATGGCTTTTATGAAAACCGAGCAGTATAAGTCCACACCTAATATCCTTGAATCTGAGGTGGGATTAGTACTCAAAACTTACACAGCAGAACAGACAAATGCTGAAACAGTTGGAACTAAGAAAATTATCAAAGCAGGTTCCGTGTATCCGACAAATGCAACAGGCGCAATCGGCATTGTGTTTGAAGATGTTGATATGACAGATGATGCCAAGAGACCGATTTCTGTGATTGTTGCAGGTCGTGTTCTTGAAAAAAGACTCCCGGTAACAGTTAATACAACTGCAAAAACTGAACTTGAGAAATCAGGAATCGTTTTTGTAACTACAGAAGACCCAGTATTTTAAGGAGGTATGACAGATGCCATATAATGTTTTAGATACTATCACAGAAGAAGAGAGACTTAAGTTTTCCCAAAATTTTCCAGTGCCGAGCGCAGGTATTCTGGATGTAATCTTTCCAAATGTAAAAACCAAGTTCTGGAAAGCAGAATATTACAGATTGATGAGCGGGCAGAACCTTCCCAAAGTAGCTTATGTTCATGCCCTTGATACAGAAGCACATATCGGTTCCAGACCTGGATTCGAAAAAGTAATGACTGAGAAATTCCTGATTAAAGAGAAAATCAATCAGTCTGAAAAATTACAGGAAGCTATCGAAAATGGTGTTCCAGACGATGAATCTCTTACAAAATATGTTTTTGATGATGCAACAAGACTTTTCAAGAGCGTATTTGAGAGAACAAAAGTTATGAAAGGTCAAATTCTTTCCACCGGCAAACTCAATATTAATGAGAACAACGTAAAAATGGAAGTTGATTTCGGAGTTCCCACTGATGCAAAAGTAGATCTTTCTGACTGGTCTAAGCCTGTTGCTGACATCATGGGAGATATTCAGAAGATGGTAGCAGTTGCAGAAGATAATGGATATGTAGTTAACAGAGCCGTTACTTCTAAGAAAATGATTGGATACATGAGAAATAACGAAGCAATGCAGACAGCAGTTCTAGGCGCGGCTAATAAGCGTCTTCTGACCAAACAGGAACTTGCAAATTTACTCATGCAGGAATTTGATATTGAAGTTGCCACATGCGAAGGAAAATTCAATTACGATAAAGCAGATGGAACTCTTGGAGTTTCCAGATACTTCAAAGAAAACGTGTTCACTCTTTATGCAGCAGAAGCAGATGGATCATTCGGTGTAGGTCTGTGGGGACCAACACCGGACGAAAATGCTTACAAAGCATTTATTGAACAGGAAAATCGTTCCTTTGTTACTTTATCCATGTGGGCTACACCAGACCCGGTTGCTACATGGACAAAAGCGTCTGGCTTATTTATTCCAGTAGCTTCAAAATCCAATGGTGGCCTTATCATTGGTACAAAGGGGGAATAACCGGGCATAGTCTCAATGAGAACAGCCGATCACCGTCTGTAGCAAGTGTTAAATCCAAAGAACCAACACATAAATACACAGAAAGTGAGCTGTCTAATATGACTGTACCACAGTTAAGGCAGCTTGCAAGTGATAATGGCTATGCCCTGACCTCAACAAATAAGGCTGGTATCATTTCTGAAATATTATCTCAGCAGTAACGCAGAAAGAGGCGGTGAATTAAATGAATGAAGAACTTATGGAAGAATTATCACTTTATTTAGCAGATAATCCAGAATCTGAGTCCATACTCACTCTTTCTGTAAACCGGGCAATTCGTTCATTTAAAAATAAGCGAAATTACCCCTCTAGTTACACTGATGATAAAATCAAAAACGACATGAAAAAATGCTATGATTGTATTTTTGACTTGGCGCTTTACTTTCTGGTTAAACAGGGGGCAGAGTTCCAAGGATCACATTCTGAATCTTCTGTAAATAGAAGTTGGGAATCTGAAACCGAAATTTATATTAATCATGGTGTTTTTCCTTTTGCTGGAAGTTTCAATTAAAAAAGATGGGATGGAACGCAATGTGTTTTTCCTCCCGGCACGTTGCAGGGTTGCTCGTTAAAGCAGGGAAAGAGCAAAAATCTTATAGGGAGTGAAAGAAAGGAAAAGCGATGGGATGTGAACATGAGTGCTTTAACAATCACCGCTTCGAAGAAATTGAAAAAAATATTCATGATATGCAGGAAAAGCAGTCTGAAAGACACAAGGAATTTTATTCTAGAATTAATAAACTCGAACAGAAGACTGCCCTGTATAGCAATGACTTAGATCATATCAAAGAAACAGTCGATGAGATGAACAACAATTTAAAAATCCTCATGGCAGTCCCTGGCAAACGTTATGACACCATTATTGTATGCATTATAACAGCAGTCGTGGGAGCAGTTGTAGGATTTATGTTGAGCGGTGTATTTCCTATGTAACAAATCGATTCCACTTGTAAGGGAGGACGGTGGAGTTATATGAATTATGCGGATTTTTCAGAAGATGAAAGAAAATTTTACTTGCAAGAAGCAGGTTTTGATTCACGTGAAGAAAAATTATTTCGATTACGGGCTTATGGCGAAAAAACATTATGGGAAGCATCTGAATTAATGGGGTACAGTCCCAGAACCATAGACCGAATCAATAGAAAAATAAAAAAGAAAATTACCAAAGTTGCCCCGATGTATATTCGGGGCTTTTCTTTGTATAATGGCGGAAATGTGGCGAAATAGTGACGTTCAAATACAGTGTTCCTTCCTATATAATATAATCATAGGAGAAAACGTAATGATTATATTAAGAAACCCTTACGAGGGTATATGGGAAAAGCATCGTTCTATAGATGATATGGATATGATTCTTGAATCCCGGACAGGAGGAACAGATTATGGCAGGTTATCCGTATTATCCGCAACAGCCAATGATGAGCAACCCTTACGGACAAATACAGCCGTATCAAGACAGGTTGGCACAATTACAGAATAACTATCAACAGGCAATGCCATATGGACAAATGCAGATGCAGCAGCCTGTACAACAAATGCAGCAAATGCCGATGCTTCAAGGGCAGATGGTTGATGGCATTGATACTGTAAAAGCAAAAGATGTAGATATGTCTGGAAATCCTGTTTATTATCCAAAAACAGATGGTACAGAAGTCTACAGGAAACAATTACAAGCAGACGGAAGAAGCAAAATTTTTGTTTACCGACTTGTCAATCCAGAAGCAGAGCAGCAACAGGAAGAACCAAAGCAGGTTGATCTAGTTGCTATGATTAATCAGCTTCGAAACGATGTTTGCTCTGAGATTTCTGAAATAAAAAACATGTTCCCGACACAAATGTCGGAGACATCGGTATCTAAGCAGAACGGAGGTAAGCAAAGATGAGTTTCAATCCTAATGCCATGATGAAAAAGCAATTTGAGAAAATGATTTCTCAGAGGTTCGGAAGTGTGGATAACATGATGAACGATATGAGTAAATTTGCAGGAAACAATCCGACATTGAAGAATGCGTTGGATTTATACAAAAAAGGTGATGCAGACCAGCTACATCAAATACAACAAAATGTATTCAATGAAAAACATTTATCTCCAGATGGAATTATCCAGAAATTCCTTGGATTATAACATTTCCCCATAATTGGGTGATTCAGAATCGCTACAATTTGGGACGACAGCCGCGGATGTCTCCTATTGTAAATAATATTTAAGGAGACTAAAAACATGATGAATGGTTCAAATTACAGTCTTAGTGACATTGCTGCCGCTACAGGCTCTAATAATCGCGCCAATGATATGTGGGGCGGTGATGGCTTTTCACTTATCTGGCTTGTCTTGATCTTTGCTATCTTTGGATGGGGAGGTTTTGGCGGCTGGGGCGGCGGCTTCGGTGGCAATGGTGCAAATGGTGCAGGTTTCCAAGGATGGGCTACACGTTCCGATATCAATGAGGGATTTGCTCTTAATGATATCCAGAATGGTATTAGAGGTATTCAGCAGGGTATCTGCGATAGCACATATGCTCTCAACAATACCATGCAGAGTGGATTTAATGGCATGAATGTTGGAATGCTCCAGGGCTTCAATGGTGTTCAACAGGCAATTAACGCTGATACAGTAGCTAATATGCAGAACACAAACGCATTGCAGTCTCAGTTAGCTCAGTGTTGCTGCGACAACAGGGAAGCTATCCAGGGTATCAACTACAACCTGGCAACCAACACTTGTGCTCTTCAAAACACAATGAACAACAATACCAGAGATATTCTGGACAATCAGAACAGCAATACAAGAGCAATCCTTGATTTCTTGACGAATGATAAGATTGCAACATTGCAGGCAGAGAACTCTGATCTGAAGCGTGCTGCATCTCAGGATCGCCAGTCCGCGCTGATTGTAACTGAAATGAATGCACAGACGCAGCGATTAATCAATTCAATCAATCCATCCCCGATTCCTGCATTTCAGGTACCGGCTCCGTATGCATACGCAGGATGCAACGGATATGGAAACGGTTGCTGCTAAGTAACTCGCCCTTAGAGGTTGACTAATTCTAAGAGGTGGGTTGCGGCTCACCTCTTATTTGATTGAGAGGTAGAAATATGAGTTGTAAAAATGTTTGTAAGCTCTGCAACCATCTTGTGATAAGCCAGTCTGTCACATTCACTGGTGGGAATCTTGTGGTTACACTCCCGGCAGGCAGTTATTCCAATGGAGAAAAGTATTGCATTGTTATCGCACAAAGCATACCAGAAGCCACTACGATTACTGCCCCGGTAATGATTCAAATAGGAACAGGAACAACTTTGTATCCGCTAGAGAATCGTTGCTGCGCACAGGTTACAGCTTGTGGCGTAAGAACCAGAACGAAGTACGCAACCAGAGTAGCTACAAGTGCAACTGGTGGAGTATTCAAGATGCTAGGAAACCCGGCTTGTAGTCCGAGTAATAATTTAACTGCAATTAATGGTACAGCCCCAACAACAGACACACCTGTTACACAGGCTGTTAGAAAGGGGGCACTGTAATGCATAAAGTTGCAATGGAAATGGGAAAATGGGCTATGGAAAAAGCCAAAACACATGGCTTTGATAATCTCAGTGCTCAAGACTGGGACGATTTGAAAGACTGCATGGAAGCTGTAAAGTGTGCGATTTGTGCAGATAAAGATTACAGAATCGTAGAAGCTATGGACGAATGCGAACAGGAAGAGAAATATCTTGGTCGCATGGGATATGACAGGTATCGTTACGCAAACGGCAGATTTGCCCCGAAAGGCAAAGGAAGTCGTATGGGATATAAACCATATCTGTACATGGAAGATGATGACTGGATGGACGAGTATTTGAACAATCCAGAGTTCGAACGTAATATGTACCGCATGGGTTATCATCCAGATCGTAGTGATATGAGAATGGATGGAATGAACCATAAGCAGTCCAGATATGGCGAAAGCTATGACAGATACAGCGAGAACCGCAGACATTACCATGATTCCAACGATACAGAATCTAAGAGAAAAATGGATGATTCCATGAAAGAGTACACATCTGACATTATCCGCAATCTTACTGAGATGTGGTCGGATGCAGATGCGACTCTTAGGCAGTCGATGAAAACCGACTTAACTCGTTTGATACAGCAGATGAATTGAATATGAAATGAATTTTGCCCTTGTTACAGGAATGTAGCAGGGGCTTTTTAATTAGGGAGATTGATGATGGAAAAATGTGTAATAAATGTTCTTGGAACGAATTACAGAATTATTCCAAAAGAACTTAAAAATGCAGATATTGACGGCTTTACAGATAATACTGCAAAGGAAATTGTTATCAGAACGGACAACGTAAATAACGTTGGTGATTTTGACTTCTTACAGAAAAAGCAGTTGAGACACGAAATTATTCATGCATTCTTGTCGGAAAGTGGATTGCAGTGCAATTGGCAACATATGGAACAGTTCGGACATGATGAAACCACAGTTGATTGGTTTGCGATTCAATCTCCTAAGATTTTTGAAGTATTCAAAGAACTTGAGTTAATTTGAAAGGGATGGTGATAAACCATGCTAAGACAATTCTATATGAACGGAGACCTATGGAGAGTGCAGTTCGTATCTCCACACGACAGCGTGTTAATTGACCGCACAGGCGAAAGAACTCTTGCGGTATCGGATTATTCAACAAAGATAATTTCAATCGCAAACAACCTGTATGGAGAACTTCTGAACCGTGTATTTATTCATGAGTTGGGACATTGCGTAATGTTCAGCTACGGTCTATTGCCAGGACTTCACCGTATGGTCAAGAAACAGTATTGGGTGGATGCAGAGGAATTTGTGTGCAATATGCTTGCCGATTACGGATGCTTTGTAATTGGCGTTGCAAAAGATGTTTTAGGAAACCAATTTACTTATGTGTCCTCTGTTGGAGTAGAAAAAATGATTGCATAAATGAAAACCCTATTTTGCCAGCTGTAAATGATGATGGTGTACTTATTTTTTAGGAGGTAGTTCATGGCAGAATCAATTTTAAAAATCCATACTCAAAACGGAGATATTCCAGTTGGGTATCCAGGCTTAGCAAACAAGCCTATCGCAGATAAAACTTTGAGCGTCGAGGGAGCATTTGCCGACTCCAAAGTCGTAGGCGACAGATTCAAAGAAGTAAATGCAGAAACTGATTCGCTAAAGGAAGATATAGTTCCACTTGAATACGATATTTATAATCAGTTAAATAAAAAGCTCAATATAGAAAAGGAGAATTAATATGGCAAAATTTAATGAATATCCGGCAAAAAGCAACACCAAAAGACGCAGATAAATTTATGCTTTACAGTGCGGAGGATGCGGCAAACAAGCTGATTGATTACGATAAGCTTGCTGATGCGGTACTCAATAAATTGACATCAAAGACCTTTGGCCTCGATGCTGGAACGATGACGTTACCGGCCGCGCTTAACCAATTAAATAGTAAAAAACCATAGAAATAATCAACATATCAAAAAGAGCGAATATTTCAAAAACCGGAGAGTTTGTATACAGTGGATTAGAATTTACCGTCCCAAAAGGAAACATTTTTATTGTGCAAATAAAAGCCTATTATCAGCAATCAAAACCTTCGCAGATTGCTGTAACGACTTCAAAAACCGAATGCACAGATAATACAGTAATTGATAAGGCAGAAAGAGATCCTGCTATAGTAACATGCGTTCCTCCTATAAATAACACAGACAGTACATATTATGTATGGGTAAACTATAGTAAGGCAGGAATGAACGAAGTTAATGCAAGAGGAATTTCTTTAAAATAGCAAGGCTCAAAAAACTGATGGAGAATATAACAACGAAACGTTTGCGACAACATGGATATGATGGACGGTGTATTGGAAGCTACAAAAGTATATTCTATATGCGGCTCAGAAACAACTAATTAACTAAAGAGTGCTTATATTGATTAAGAACAGGAGAAAAGACATGAGAGTAAAGATTGAAGTCGGAGGACAGATGTGTTCGCAATCTTGAACAATGTAGATTCTGAAATGGATAAATCTGAAGAAGTGTAGAACGAAACTGAAATAAAATAAACAATCAACCATTTAGGAGAGAGCAGAAATGTTCTCCTTTTTTTGCATTGGAGAAAGTATTATGAGAGGATTAAAAAGACAGAAACAGACCGTGTACTGGTCAAGAGTAACCGAAACACTTGATGGAATAGATACCGTACCGACATACAATCAGCCACAAAGTTTTAAGTTTTCCGTATCATCTACCGCAGGAACGCCAGAGGAAATATCAGCAGGAATCGTGCCGGATTACGACAGGTACATTACTTCCTTTAACCGTTCTTTCCATCCGCAAGAGGGAGATGTATTTTGGATTGATACTGTGCCACAGGTTGACGCACTGGGAAATCTGGTTCTGGAAGATGGTATTCCTACAACACCGCCAGATTATCGTTTGAAGAAAATCCTTGATACGCAAAGAGGAAATCTGGCTAGATATGGAATTAAAAAGATAGGTGCAGAAGAATGAGCGGACGAGTAATCAAATGCAATCTGAGCCAAAAATCTATTGGAAATGTAATCAAAGAATTGAAAGCATATCAAAACAGTCTTTGCGATAAAAATGAAGTATTTCTTAAAAGGCTTTGCGAATTGGGAATTCCTGTCATAGACGAAAATATTATGTTGGCACAGGGAGATTCTGATAAAAACCACAATACCTACATCAAAATCAACAGGTTCGGAAATTATGCGCAGGCAACTCTTGTGTGCGAAGGCTCTGGACTTTTGTTCATAGAATTCGGTGCTGGTATTTCGTACAACACTCCGGCAGGAACAAGTCCCCATCCAAAAGGAGAAGAATTCGGATATACCATTGGTTCCTACGGACAGGGAAAAGGAAAAAACGAATCGTGGGTATATGTGGCAGATTCTGGCGAATGGGTACGTTCTTACGGTACGGAGGCTACAATGCCCGTGTACAAAGCAAGCGTAGAAATTATGCAGAATATCCGTAGAATCGCAAAAGAAGTGTTTTCTGCATAAAAACATAGCACCTTTTCTTACTGAATATAACGTCTGTTTTATGTATACTGTAAGATATAAAAGCATCTACCGGAATGGTGGGTGCTTTTTCTATGCTCAAAATAAGGTGGTGACAGAGATGCCAGATGTAGTAAAAAATCCAGTTTCAGACGTATTTGAACGATGGAAAGCAACTATTGAACCCGTTGTAGGAAAAGGAAACTTTTCTAATGACGAAAGTCAGACGGTAGCTTCAAACAAAAGAGTTTACGCACGTTTGTTCTTGCTTGGAAATCCAACATCACGTGGCAATCTTGAGGGAGATGAGTGCGCGACAACGCCATCTTTCCAATCAGAATCCTATGCGACTGGTTCAAAAGCTTCTTCAAAAGCATATGAAATTGACGATGCCAGTCACAAGGCTATGGTTGGCATGGGTTTTCGTAGGATATACGGACCCGTAAGACAAAATAATGCTGATAACAGCATAAAACGTGTTGTTAGCAGATATAGCCGGATATATACTGGCACATTACTCTAGGAAAGGAGTGAGAAAAACATGGAACAGATTATGAATTACGTGAAACCTGAGCTTCTTATTGTCGCGGTTGTACTGTACTTTATCGGAATGGGAATCAAAAAATCCGAAGTCATACCGGACAAATATATCCCGGCAATCCTTGGTGCTTTAGGCATTCTGATTTGTGGAATTTATGTTATTGCTACATGCGCTATATCTGGCGCACAGGAAATCGCAATGGCAATTTTTACCGCAATCACACAGGGAATCCTCGTTGCAGGACTTAGTAATTATGTAAATCAGATTGTAAAGCAGGCAAGCAAAGAAGACTAGAAGGAGGTGATCCTTTTATCTCCCGGTACAGGGTTACGTACTAGAACCAGAGCCGTTAAGGCTCTTTTTTATTGCAACAAATTATAGCCGAAAGGCAGAAAGGAGCCAAAATGGCACGATTAACTACACTTGGTGTGAAATTTTCATATGCCGTTGAAACCGTGAAAGGCACAAAACCTGCCAAATTCACACAGCTGGAAGAAGCCTCTTCCATCGGCGGTATTTCTCTTGACACAGAACAGATTGATGTTTCTGCACTGGAAGATTATCTGACTCAGTATGCAGCTGGTAGACAGGATACAGGTGGTACTTGGGAGATTGAATTTATCATGGATCCAGACAAATCTGTTAAACAGATTAAAAAACTGTACGAAGATTCTAAGGCTGCAAAAACTACAGGATTGGCAACTTGGTTCCAGGTATCATTCCCGGATATGTCAGACGCGTTCTTTGTTATTGCAGAATGCGGTCGCGAAATTCCAATGCCAGAAATTGCACAGAACGAAGCAGCAACCATGTCTATTTCTCTTATCATCAATACATATAAGGGACTGGATACCAAAATTGAGCCGACAGCGGCTACTGAATAAGATGTAAAGCAGGGAGGATAATTCATGTTTAGTTTTTCAGCGAATGGCAAAACATACAAAGTAAAATTCGGATATGGCGTACTTACTCAGTCAGACATTCTTACACAAGTGTCTTCTATGGGAGCAATCAACAATCCGAAAGATATGATTAAAATGCTTCCAGAACTGATTCTAGTAGGACTGCAAAAAAAGCACAAGGATGAATTCGGATATGAAACCGAAGAAGAAAAGAAAATTGCATACGATAAAGTGTGCGATCTTCTGGACGACTACGAAGATGAATCCACAGAGGAAAATCCTCATAATGGATTTACTTTATTTGAAAAAGCAAGTCAGGAGCTTGAAAAGAACGGTTTTTTATCCGGAATGGTAAAAGCAATGGAGGAGAAATCGGAGGAAGAAAAGAAACTTCCGAAGACTCCGCAGGATCACAAGAAGAAGAGCTAACTTTTTCAGAAGTAGTCCATAAAAAACTACTTCCACTTTATTTGTCTATTGGCGTTTCTGAGGAAAAGTTTTGGGATTCCACACCGTATGATTTAGAACCATACATGGAAGCCTACAAATTAAAACAAAAAATGGCAGATTCGCAAGCATGGCAGTTCAACATGTACACGATGTGTGCAGTTCAGACTGCGGTTGCAAATGTGCTTATTGGTAAAAAGTCAAAAGCTGAATACCTTAAAGAACCATTTTCACAAACAGCCGAAAAGCAAAAGCAAGAGGATGAAGAGAATCTTTCTGAAACAGAAAAGAAACGGCAACGTGACAGGTTGCTCATGACATTGCAACTCATGCAAGCAAATTTTGAGCTGAATCATGGTAATAATGACGAGGGCAGGCAGGATTAAAAGTCTTGTCTGCCCTTTATTTTTTTGATTAAAAGGAGGTGCTTTAATGGCCGATAATACCATAGATACCCTCAATATACAAATAGACAGTAGCACAACTCAGGCGGTACGGTCTATTAATAACCTTGTAAAAAAATTAGATACATTAAACACTGCCCTTGGAAATCTTGACATAAGTCGGTTAAATAATTTTTCCAATTCTTTAAAAAGTTTAGGTAGCGTGAATTTTAAAGCAAATGGATTGAATGCGGCTATAAACGCTATCAATCGTCTTGGAAAATCCGATTTCAGTCAGTTTGATACAGGAAAATTAGGTAAAATTCTTACCGAGATGCAGAAACTTGATGCTATTCCAGATGTTTCTCCGAGCGTTAGCCGGTTCACAACCGCTATAGCTAAACTTGCCGGTACAGGACAGTATATCGGCAATGTATCAAAGGAACTTCCGAATCTTGCGACAGGTTTAAATAATGCGGCTACTAAATTAGGCTCTATGAGTGAAGTATCAGTATCCACTAATGCCTTTATTACTTCTCTTGGAAAATTAGCTGGTGCAGGAGATAAAACTGGAAAGACTGCAAGTCAATTATCAACTCTCGCGCAAGAGGTTTTGAAGTTTTTTGACGTAATGAAAAGTGTACCAGATATCAGTTCGAGCACAATAAGAATGACAGAAGCTCTTGCAGTATTAGCATCGTCTGGAAGCAAAGTAGGGCGTGCCACAAGTAGCGTTTCGAATTCATTTAACACGCTTTCTTCGTTAAGTTCAAAAGCAAGTACTGTAATCAATGGGCTGACAAATGCTTTTCAAAAATTTGCTTCAAAAGCTATTTCTTTAGGCGGAAAAGCTGTATCTGCAATCGCAGGTATTGGAAATGCATCTTCTGAAGCTGGTGAAAAAATAAGAAGATTGTCAAATCCTATGAGTTCAGTAACTGATAAGTTGAGTACTCTTTACGCCAAAGGTTTCCTCGTAAAAAGAGCATTAGATGTTCTGACATCGCCAGTAGAATCCGCAATGAACTATGTAGAGACTCTGAACTATTTCAACTCTGCGTTCAATCAGGTGGCAGAAGGAATCAACACTGACGAATGGAAAAAAAGTGGCATAAAATCCGCTGAAGCATATGCAAATTCATTCCAGGAAAGGGCAAAACAGCTTTCACAGAAACTGACAGGATTCGAAATTTCAGATACTGGTGAACTGGCTAGAACCAATACCGCTAGTCTTGGACTTGACCCAGAAAAAACAATGCAGTATCAGGCAACATTTGCACAGATGGCATCATCTATGGGCGATACGTCAGAGACTGCATTAAAATTGTCTAATGCACTTACTATGATTGGTGCAGACCTTGCATCTGTAAGAAATATGGACTTCGAGGATGTATGGCAAGACATGGCATCTGGCTTGACTGGTATGAGCCGTGCAATGGACAAGTACGGCATCAATATCCGTAATGCTAATATGCAACAAGAATTATACAATCTGGGAATCGACACCAGCATATCAAAGTTATCTCAGGCAGATAAAACGATTTTGAGAACGATTATCTTGCTGAACAACTCTAAGTATGCATGGGCTGATTTATCAAACACAATCAATCAACCGGCAAATCAGATTCGTATGCTTCAATCTAACTTTGCATCCCTTGGTAGAACAATAGGTTCCTTATTCATTCCTATACTGCAAACAGTACTTCCATATATCAATGCAATAGTAATCGCAATACAAAGAATGTTTGCTTATATTGCAAAATTGCTTGGAATCAAACTGTCAAACTTTGTATCATCTACTGGTGGTATTTCTGTAGATACCGGAGATATTGCAGATAATATGGATAATGCCAGTGGTGCAATTGACAATGCCAATACAAGTGCAAAAAAACTCGAAAAAACATTGTCAGTTCTTGCGTTTGATCAACTGAATCAGCTTAATGACAATTCTGATTCTGGTAGTACAAGTAATCCATCTTCTGGCTCTGGAAAAGGCGGTTTGGGGCATATCGGAGCACTTGATGCAGCTTTGGACGATGCTTTGTCTGCATATCAAAAAGCATGGGACGAAGCATTCAAGAAAATGTCCAACAGGGCAAATGAGATGGCAGATGCCATTGTAAATGCCTTTAAAAGAAAAGACTGGAAAGGTCTTGGAAAAATCATGGCTGATGGCATCAACTGGGGAATGCAAAAACTCTATGATGCTATTAACTGGAATAACGTAGGCCCATACATCACAAAATTTACCAGTGCTTTCACCCAGACTTTCAACAGCCTTGTTGATAATATCAACTGGGATTTGATGGGACGTACTGTTGGTGCCGGTATGAATACTATTGTAAATACTGCAAACCAACTTCTGGAAGGAATCGACTGGAAGAACCTTGGCGCTAAATTTGCCAATGGTATCGCTGGTCTTGTCCGTGAAGTGGACTGGGGCAATTTCGGTAATCTGCTCGGAAATTCCTTTATGCGCGGTTGGGATATTTTTTCTGGATTCGTGGAGAATCTTCCATACGGAGAAATCGGAACAGCTGTTGCAGAAGGATTGAACGGAATCTTTGAAAAGATTAGCTTTGGCGAAATCGCTCATACGCTCGCAACTGGCTTGAATGGTGCTTTCGATACACTGGCTTCATTTACCAAAGACTTTGAATGGAATGACCTGGTTAATAATATTGCCAACGGAATTACGACATTCATGCAAGAATTCAACTGGCGAGAAAACGGTCAAAAGTTAGAAGAATTTATCAATAAATTGCTCACATCTCTTATTGAGATTGCCAGAGGTGTTGACTGGGAAGCCTTCGGTCACAACGTAGGCGTATTTATTAGCCAGATTGATTGGGCGAAGCATCTTGGACAATTAATCACTGTTATTGGTGATGTCCTTGGTGGGATTTGGGAAGGTCTCGGAAGTACATCTGCCGGCACATTTATTCAAGCTATGGCTGTATTTGCAGTTGGTAATAAGCTCATGCCATTAGTTGATACAATTACTAAGTTTTTTACAGGTGATACTGTATTTGGAAATCTTTCTAAAGCTGTACAAGGTATGCTGAATCCGGCAATCACAGAAGCAGTCTCAACAACTATTCCGGCTCTTGGGACATCGTTAGGTTCACTTGTGGCAACTGGTGGTGGAATTGCTCTTGCAGTAGGTGGTGCAGTATTACTTACCAAGAAATTAGCAGGACTTTTTGAGACCATGCAAGGTGGTAATGGAATGACTACACAGTATGGTGGTTATCTCCATGATTACGCAACACAGCTTACTAATGTAGCGAATCTTACTAATGAGCAGTCAGAAGCATTATGGCAGCTGATTGAAAAGGACGAAGAACTTGGAAAAACTCATGACGAAATGTATGCTGATATGGTTGAAAAACTGAAAGAGTATGGTGTTTCATCCGATCAGGCTAGAACAGCTCTTGAGCAGTATGGCGCACAGGCTGGCGTATCGGCTGAATTTGTTGAGGGCATGACTAATCAAATCTCTGCTCTTGGAGAAGGTGTGTCTGAAGCTGCAAGCAAGTTTGATACGTCAAAGATCAGCGTTGATAATTTGAAAGATACTCTGTACGCATTGAGCCTTTCTTCCGCTGAATTTGGGGGGAATTATACGACTGCATGGAATATGATTAGTGAAGTCCCATACAGCAATACAACTGATGCACTAAATGCAGTTTATACTTCATTGAAAAACGCAGGTGTTCCGCTCGATGAATTGAACAGTAAATTATCGAAAGATTTCCCGAACGCAACAATAGCTACAAAATCAGCAGCGGACAAAAATATCGTTGGTGCACAGCAGACAATTTCCTCTTCTGTTGGTAAGGCATCAAAAGATACTCAGTCAGCTACAAACACAATGGCCAAGAGTGCCACAGATGATTTCTCGGAAATCCAGAAGCAAGCCGATACTTACATGAAAGGCATGGAAAGCACTACCACGAGTTCATGGGGCAATTCTTCCAGAGAAGCCACATTAAAGGCAAGGGAGATGAAAAATGCCGTAAGCACAGAACTTGGAAACATGGATAAATCGGTTACAAGTCATTTCGAGAGTCAGTACAACATTGCTTATAGGAAATGGGAATCTCTCGGGAGAGCTATATCTTCGTATATTTCAAGAAACATGAACAGCGAAATCGGAAGTTCTTTGGACGGGATTTCTAACACAATCAAAAATAAGTTTGGCGGCTTATACAATGTTGGAAGAAATGCGATGCAGGAATTGTCTAACGGCATGAGGTCTGTGCACATCAGTACGCCACATATGTACATGAATATGAATGCTTCTACTAGTGGAAACAGATATTCTTATAGTTGGGATTCTGGGGTAAACTGGTATGCAAAAGGCGGTTTGTTCAAAAATGCATCTGTCATTGGTGTTGGTGAAGCAGGACAGGAAGCCGTTCTTCCTTTGGAAAATCGTAAAGCCATGAAATCCATTGCCGACAGCATCATGTCCGGCTATGACGGCAACATGGGGCTTACGAAAGATGAGATCATGGAAGCTGTCGAGCGTGGCGTAGTTACTGCTTTGATGAACAATGGTGGCTTTGGTGGTTCTTCGCCAGAATACATTATGAACAGCATCAAAGTGAACGAGCGTGAACTGGCGCGAATCGTCACAAAGGCTCAGAACAACACAGATTACCGCATGAATCCGTCCCCGGCATATTGATTTTTGCGGTAGAATTTGATATACTAAACGAGAAATAGTTATTACATTTGTTGAAGAGAGCACACTAAAGATGAAACGAGGGAAAAACCTCACGATTCTTTGGTGTGCTCTTTTTTTGTTTGGTAAAACCAACAGGCTAGACCGATCATCGAAAAGCGGAAATGCCTTGCCGCCTGCCTGTTGATTTACATACATTTCAAGGCATCTTATATACGAAAGGCAGGTATTTTTTTATGAAATTCAAAGAACAATCAAAAAGTCTCAATATTCCAATATCAAGAGAACCTATTATCTACTTTCTTCTGGACGGAGATGAAGTGGTTTATGTTGGGCAATCCCGATTGGGACTTTTTCGTCCGTACAGTCATGCAAATAAACATTTTACTTCGGTTTCTGTTATTAAATGTCAACTAGAAGAATTAGATTCCTTGGAGATTTTTTATATCAGAAAATATTTACCAAAATACAATCAAAAACTTGTTGACGATAAGCATGAGTTCTCTTTTGGAAAAGTAAGAAGAATAATAAGAGATCAAACAGATTTTAAAAATTGTACTGTTTTTCATATAAGGAAAATGGTAAAAATTATGAAAATAAATACTTTTTCTATTCAAGATACTTTTTACATGGCATCTGATGATGCAGAAAAAATAATTGATTATGTAAATTCTCATTATGACGGTCATGAATTAAAAGTGTCGTAATTTTGGTAAAACCAGTAGGCTAGGGTAGCTCCCGAAAAGTGTAATTCCATGATACACCTGCCTACTGTTTTTATAAATCATGGATCTGTGGCTACAAGGCAGTCACACATTAACGACATGGAGGTTATCTACTATGAATAAAAAATTATCAGATCTTATTTTATCTACTCAAAGTAATCTTGTTATAAATTCCGAACTTGCAGTAAGAATAGGACTTAATGAAGCTATTGTTTTAAGACAAATTTATTATTGGCTTGAAATCAATGAAAAGTTAAAAAGAAATTATCACGACGGAAAGTATTGGAGCTACAATACCATGGAAAATTGGAGAAAAGAAAATTTCCCGTGGTGGTCAACAAAGACTGTTGAAAGAGCATTTAAAAATTTGGTAAATTCCGGTCTTGTTATTACAGGCAATTATAACAAGGATAGTAGGGATAGAACTAAATGGTATTCTATTGACGAAGATGTTCTTGAAAAAGTCTTAAAAGATACTGTTGAAATTTCAACATCAGATTGTCCGTGTGCAAATAGACAAAATGACGAAATGCACACCGACAATTCGACAGAAGCATTACCAGAGACTACTTACAGAGAACACTATACAGAGAATACAGATAAAGACTGTACTTTATCAAGTACAGAGAAAAAGACTTTACCAAACGATGGCAAAGGAGTAAAGACTTCTGCTCCTAATAATATAAATATACTAGATATAAATAATATACCACCTAGAACGAAAGAGCAGAAGCAGGAACGATGCACGCAGGCGAAAAAGAATCGTTCTCTTGATTACAAGGACGAAGAACTATCAACAATCCTGTACAATGGATTTAATTCTCTGTACGGGGACAAAGAAGATATTCTTGAAGACCACGACATCTGCCTGACTATGGCATTAGTCAGCAACTTCTTTGAAAAGTTCAAACAGTATCGGGGAGAACGACATCCGATAGTCTACGCAAATGACCTTGACCAGTTCTTGGGTGTGATTCGGAATACCGACTTGGACATGGTAAAAGATGGAATTGTTGAAGAAGACGAAGAGCCGGGGTATTATCTGGACATGATGGACGAGTATTTCAGCTCTGACATTGGGAAGAACAACAATATGGACTGCGATTATCATATCTGGCTGTTCTTCACGGAGAAGACACAGAACATTTTGTATAACCGCGTGAAACAGAAACGGGAGGAATAATGGATTTCAAACAAAAATACTTTACCATATGGCAGGAAGTGTGGGGACTTCACAAGAAATACTGGTCAATTTCGGCTGACGATACGAATTTGTGGAAAAAGTTTATCTCCGAATCCGATAGACTCAGAGAAAAGTATGTAGGATCGCCAGAAAAACAGTTTGTTGAAAAACTTATTTTGACCGTGATAAATGAAGTGGAAAACGTTTCAAAATCATTTGGCGATAATTTCCTCAGATAATATACCAGAATTGATTCTAGGCAAAAATATTACAGTAATTAATTAGAAAGTGAGAAAGAAATGAGTAGACTTGGAAAAGAAATGCCGGCAGAGTATTCAGACAGATTTGATGAACTGAGGCAAAACCGGTGCGAAACAAGCTTTTACAAATACGGCACGGCAAAAGATAATTTTGGAGAACGTCTGGTAAATGCGATTGAATCACACGATATGTGCATTAAAAAATATAAAGAAACCGGTAACACGGAGTATCTTTGCGATGCTGCGAATTATTTGATGTTCGAATTTATGTATCCACAAATCAAAGGTGCATATTTCAAAGCTACTGACAGCGGAGAAAGTGCCGGAGTAGTTGGAACACCAATTAATCAGTTAAAGGAGAAATGGTAGGATGAGAAACGTTGTCAATTACATACAGTTAAAATCTGGAAAACTTTCCAGATACATTAATTTTGCATACATAGACACAACTGGATACCTTGCTGATAGGATTTTTATAGAGAATAAAGTCCGAGTAAAATTCTGCGGGGGCTACAAACACAGAGAGAAAAATTATGTTGTTGTAATCTGCAAAGTAAAGAAAAAAGATGTTTCGGTATTCTTGCAATCAATGGCAGAATTAAAAAATCGGGCAATTCTTATGGGAAACACGGATTATGAATCATTTTGCAAAGAGCACTTCGAAAGATTCATTTCTGATATCCAAAAGAAACATTAATATAACTTTTTCTTACTGAATCTCACCTTGTATATGTGATATAATAAAGAATCATAAAGCGTCTATCAGAGCGATAGGCGCTATTTTCGTGTAATTAAGCATCTTCTTTCGGGAAGGTGCTTTTTCTTTTATGAGGTGTTATATGGCAGAAATATTTTTAAAAGTAAACGGTGTCTCGATGCCTTGCCCGTCTTCCTACACATGGGGATTACAGGACGTATCAGCGGCAAAATCAGGAAGATCTGATGACTCTGTCATGCATAAAAACAGGGTAGCGCAAAAAAGGAAATTAGCTTTGCAGTGGAAAGGTAAAGATTGGGCTACTACAGCTAAGATTCTTCAAGCGTTCAATCCCGAGTACATCCAAATTACATATCCAGATATGATGTCTGGAAAATACGAAACCAGAACATTTTATGTTGGTGACAGGAGTGCGCCTGTTAAATGGTGGTGGCATGGAAACCAGAGAACAGAATCTATCAGTTTTGATGTGATTGAGAGGTAATGCATGAGAAAATTATCTAACAGATGGAAAGAAAAAGTTAAGAACGGAATGGACGTGCAGTACCTCAAGTATGCAGATATCACACTTACAGACGGAACTGTACTCAATCTGACCAGTGCCAATCTGTGGGCAAATGGATTCTCGTTTGAAGATTCCGTGTCCGGGGATAGTAGCTTTGACATCGGTTCTGCAATCATTAATGTATTGAATCTTAGTATTAACAATTTTGACGGTGAGTACTCCGATTACGATTTTGAGGGAGCAGAAGTCATATGTTATGTTGGATTACAGATTGAAAATGAGGATACAAGTGAACTGTTAGATTCAGCTGGAGAACAAATACTGGATTCAACCGGTGATACAATCATAGTTCATAAAAATGCGGTTATTGAAAAAACACGTATTTGTACAGTGACAGTTATTGAACAGCCGGAAGACGAAACGGTGACCATAGACCTTACGTGCGAAGATAATATGCGGAAGTTTGACCGGAACTATTCAGACAGCAAATTGAAGTATCCGGCAACCAGAGGGCAGATTGTACGAGATGCCTGCGAGGTATGTGGGGTTACTTTGCAAACAACATCATTTGACAGAGATGATTATATCGTGCAGAATCGTCCAAATGACGAAGCTTTAACATTTCGCCAGGTTCTACAGTGGGTTGCACAGATTGGCTGTCAGTGGATGAGATGCGATGAATATGGCAGATTGTGCATCGGTTGGTATAGCAGCATCAATGAAGAAGAACTCATTATTAATGATCTTGGAGTTCTCAAAACGCAAGATGATAGCAATATCTCGCTTGAATTATCCAGTGCAAATGGTATTTTATCGGCAAATAACGGAACATTTCTGGAAAATGATGGCATATTGAGGCTTTTTGCAACTGACGAAAAAGGTAACATTTCTGAAATAGAAACCACCTATGGTTTTACTCCGCATCATACAGATGTAGTAATCACAGGCGTGAAAGTAACTGAATACAGCGAATCCTCTTCTGATAATCCGCAAACTTACATGGTTGGTACAGAGGGATATGTACTTGGAATTTCTGGTAATAAATTAATTCGTGTTGGCGATGGCCAGACAATCGCTTCAATAATCTCCGAAAAATGCGTTGGCATGAGATTTAGACCATTTGAATCCGAGTGCCCTACAGATGTGGCTCTGGAAGCCGGAGATTCACTGATTATTGTGGATAGAAATGGGAAAATATACACATCGCTACTTACCACAACTACATTGAAACCGGGATCCGGTCAGAAGATAGCTTGTAATGCCAAAAGCGCTGCTAAAAATAGCAGCACCCGATATTCCCAGGCGACGCAGGCATTTGTTGCTGCAAGAAATATGGTTAAGCAGGAAAAAACCGAGAGAGAAAAAGCTCTTGAAGAATTTGGAAAAAGAATTGATTCAGCAACAGGAGTTTATACCACAGTCCAGAAACAGGCAGATGGTAGCGACATTTTCTACTTGCACGACAAACCAACTCTGGCAGAATCCAAAGCTATCTGGAAGATGACCTCCGAAGCGTGGGGAGTGTCTACAGATGGTGGGCAGACTTGGAATGGTGGTATGACAGTAGATGGTGATACGATTGTAAGAATCCTCACAGCCGTAGGATTAAATGCTGACTGGATTAACACAGGTGCGATTACTGTAAGGGATGAGAGTGGAAATATCATCTTCCAGGTTGATATGGATACCAAAAAAGTAATCATCAGTGGTGATAATGTTGTAATTGGTGGTAGTTCTTTGCCGGATAAACTGACAAAAATGGACAACAATATTGCATCTGCCAAGAATATGACATTCCAGCTGTCGAACGATATGCAGACGATCACATCTGACGCAGACGGAAACATTCCGGTATTTCCAACAGTGGCAACTACAGCGAAAGTTATGTACGGCTCGTCAGATATCACAAATGATTGTAGCTATACCATTACAAAATCAGACAGTGTAACCGGCTCTTGGGATGTAGATACACATACTTACACTGTCACAGGCTTGAGTGCAGACAATGGATGGGTGGATATTAAGGCAACGTACCTGATTAATCTTTCTATAACGAAGAGATTTACGATTTCCAAGCAGAAATCAGGGAAAAACGGAAAACAGCTTTATACATGGAGAAAATACGCATCCATGCCGGATGGCTCTGATATGAGTGATAGCCCAGATTATGTAAAACTTCTGGACAGCGCCGAAAGTCCCATACTGGACAGTACCGGGGATGAAATCTATACAGTCACAGAAGCAATCTATGTTGGAATTGCTGATAATAAAACTACAGAAACACCGTCTGATAATCCGAAAGATTACATTTGGAGCCGTTTTCGCGGCGAAGACGGAGCGGATGGAATTGGCATTCCGGGAGAGAACGGAGAAACTTCTTACATCCATACCGCTTATGCAAATAGTATTGACGGAACTGTGGATTTTTCCACAACGGATACAGATAGAATTTACATTGGTCATTATTCCGATTTCGAAAAGACGGACAGTGCAGACCCAGCGAAATATACATGGGCGAGAATGCGTGGAGAAGACGGGCCTCCAGGAAGAACGTATTACCTTAGAGCAAACACGGAAATATTGTTGATGGGGCAAGATAAAAAAGTCAGTCCAGAAAAGCTTACCGTTAACGTATATTATCGTGATGGTCAAGGAGAAGAGACAGCCTATGCAGGATGGTGGAAAGCAGAAAGAAGTTCTGATTCTGGAAAAACTTGGACGACTATAACACTTAACCAAACAGAAGCTACAGGCGCTTGCACAATAACTTCTTCACTTCAAATTATTGGTTCACGCGGAATGATTAGAGTGACTTGCTATCTTGATCAAGCTAAAACGAGCATTGCGGATATGCAGACGTATTCGGTTGCTCTTGATGTTGCATCACTTACACAGACTGAGATAGTAGAGATTCTTTCGGATAATGGAAAGTGGAAAGGATTGTACTACAAGAATGGTCAACTGTATATCAGTTTCAGTGCAGCGCTTGGCGGTGAATTGACATTGGGCGGTGTAAATAATGGCAATGGAAAATTATCTATTCGAGATGAAACTGGAAGTGAAATCGGTTATATTGACCACACGGGAGTTAATTTTAAAAAAGGCACTTTTTCCGGTAGCTTGAAATCTGCTGATGGAACGTTTACAGGAACGTTATCGGCTAATGATGGGAATATTGGTGGATGGACTATAAATAAAGAACAAGGCACTATATGCTCAAAAGATAATACCATTGTTCTGAATGCAATAGAAAACAAGATATCAGTAAATGGGGTTGATTTGTATGCTTATGGAAATGGTCTTGTTGCCGATGGGGGCTTTAACATAATTTGCGGAACAGAACCTTTTTCCGATGGAACGGATAAATTTCAGATTTTCAATTTAGACACACTTTCATCTGGAAATTATTTAAGGATTCATGACAATCTAGTATACATGAGTTCATCTTCTTCCAAACGCTACAAAATCCTCGGAGCTTCCTTGCCAGAAGAATTTATTGAGAATCTGTACAACATCGAACCAATAATGGCACGGTATAAAGAAGGCTACCTCGCAAAAGGAGATGAACGCGTAGGCGTAGAATTCCCAATGTTCATAGCAGAAGATGTGGACAAGTATTTTCCTTTGGCAGTTGACCATAACACAGACGGACTTCCCGAGAACTGGAACGAACGTATCATGATACCCGCAATGTTCGCGATGATAAAAAGCCAGAAAGAACAGCTTGACCGACAGGAGAAACTAATTAATCAACTCTATAAAAACTCAATATAGAAAAGGAGAATTAATATGGCAAAATTTAACGAATATCCAGTAAAAACAAAGCCAGCGGACACGGATACCTTTTTAACGTATGATACATCTGGAAAATCAAATAAGCAGGTCACAATGCAATCTATAGCGGAAACGATATTATCCAGAATGTCTCACAACATCCCGCGCCTTGCGCCAAAAGACATCACTTCGTACTACAACGATGGCTCACTGTGGAAACGTCTTAATGGAACAGGCGGATATTCTCTTTTTGAAGATATCTATGTTGGTGATTATTTCAAAATGTCCCGTGCAATATCGGCACCGAATCCAGATGCCTCATTGCAGTTGACCGGTTCACAGTACGTAACAATCGCGGGCATTGATTCGCTGTACGGAAACGGCGACAGTAATCCAGTCACTTATCATCATCTCGTTATGGTGCCAGGTCAAGGTTTTGGCGGTACTCAGCACTTTGGCAGAAGCCGAATGAATCCGACAAATACCACAGTTGGTGGGTACAAGGGTAGCGAGATGAACACCACAGTGATTGGAGAAGTTGCAACAGCTGGTTCTACTGCCGCGGGAGCAACCATCAATCAACAGCTTTTCGCAGAATTTGGTTCTCATCTGAAAACAACAAGGGAATTAGTTTCAAATAGTCTTAATGCTTCTGGATATAACCAATTTGGAGCGGCAACTGGCTGTATGAATAGTTGGGAATGGGGTTCATATCAAGCAATTCTTATGAGCGAGATTGAGCTATATGGTTCGATCGTATTTTCGTCATCTGCCTATGATATTGGTACCGCCAATCATCAATTCGAACTTTTTGTGCACTCAAAGCAAGCAATTAATAACCGTTCAGCGTGGTATTATTTAAAGGGAGCTGCCTCGGCGTCGCATTTCTGCCTTTGCGGCAGCATTGGCAATGCGGACTACAGCGACGCGTCGTATGCTAGCGGCTATGTGCGCCCGCGCTTCGTAATCGGAGCGTAGCGAAATCTGGAATCTGCACCCCTTGTGGGTGCGGATGGAAGAAAGGAGAAAAATAAAATTTCAGTTTTAAAACACTTAAGAAGTCTATCCACAATGGAATTTTACAAGAACGCAATTTATATGCGGGCTGAGATTTCAAAGTGGATGATGCGTGATTTCGGAGCGAAAAGAAATCCGAAATCCGTGAATCAAGTCATTAAGGATATTTCTAAAGAAGATCAACAGATGATAGATGAGATATTTTCGAAATATGGTAAGACTCCAAACCATGAGTTTCAGGCAGAATTTCCGAATTGGTTTATAGAACAAGAAAGAAAAGTAATGATGGATTACATGAAAGACCTTATAGACAACATCACACTTGCGAATTCCATATATCCCTCAAAAGAGTTCTTGCATGAGGAATATGCTGTAAGGAGAAAATATCAAAATAATGCAATTGGTATCTGTTATAGCTTGTACCAGGAATTACAATATATAGCCTCTTGCTTTGCGATTGATTTGAACAGGTTAATCCCACTTCTTGAGACAGTAGAAAGAGAAGTTGATCTGTTGAAAGGATGGAGACAAAGAGATAACAGAGACCGCAAAAATATAGAGAAAGGAAAGTAAATATTTACATCGGGTAAGGTTTGATAGCCTCGGCGTCGAATTTCTGCAATTGCAACAACAATGGCAATGCGAACTACAACAACGCGTCGAATGCCAACAACTATGTGCGCCCACGATTTGAATGATATACAAAAAGGCTGATGCCGTGTATATCTTACGAAGGAAACCTTATCCGTCCCGAAAGGGTAAATAATGTGCATGATGCCAACAGATACGTCTGACGGCTGTAAACGTGTGCTATTTGACAATATGCAACAAAACTTATACGAAAAAATAACAGATATGAATATCCTGTACCAGTCATTCCAGAAATGCAAGATGGGAGTTAATTGGAAAGCATCTATCCAAAGATACGAAGCGAACTTGTTGCCGAATCTCATCAAATTGAGAAGAAGTTTGATAGAAGGAACGTATATGCCAGATAGATTCGTAGAATTTGATGTTAATGAGAGAGGAAAAACAAGACATATCAAATCACCATCAATCAGAGACAGAGTACTTCAAAGAGCAGTCTGTGATTATGTTTTAGAACCTGTACTATATTCAAAGCTTATCTATGATAATGGTGCTTCTGTAAAAGGGAAAGGCGTTGAGTTTACCAGGAAAAGACTTGATAAACATTTGAGGGATTACTACAGAGAGCATGGGAATAAAGGATATATCCTTGTTGGAGATTTTAGCAAGTTCTTCGAAAATATTCCACATGATAAGCTGATCAGATCACTGAAAAGACACATCAAAGATGAAAAGATGATGAATTTGCTTGAAATGATTGTCCGTTCATTTAGCGACGATGGCAAAGGACTTGGAATCGGCTCTCAGATATCGCAGATTTGCGGAATTTACTATCCTACACCATTGGATATTTATTTTACATCCGTGATGGGATGCGGAAAATATGCAAGACATATGGACGACTTCTATACAATCAGCAACGATAAGGAATACTTAAAAAGTCTTTTAAATGGAGCGGAAGAAATCATAGAAGAGCTAGGAATGAAACTGAACAAGAAAAAGACACATATCTGCCGAATTGATAAAGGTTTTATTTTCCTTAAGCAATATATTTTTATTACGGATTCGGGAAGAATCGTGCATAAGCCATGCAAAAGCAACTTTGTGAGGGAACGGAGAAAACTAAAGATTTTTAAAAGGAAACTTGATAATAAAGAAATAACTCTTGGCGAAATCATATTTACCTACAAATCTTGGAGAAACTGTCAGTTGAAATATGATTGCAAGAAATCTATTCGCAGCATGGATAAACTTTTTGAAAAACTATTTAGAAAGGCGGCAGCATAATGGAACAGAATTTTGAGCAGAATGTAGAAAAAGAAAATCTTGAAGCGGAACTCAGGGTATTGAGGTCAGAATTACAAGCGAACACGTCAGAGATTGGAGACTGGAAGGTGATCAAGGCTCTTGAATATCAGCTCACAGGACGAGAGATTCCATATGATATGGACAAGCTTAATTCTGAGAGGCAGAAAGTCAGAGACAGAATCAATGAGATCGAATCCTTATTGGCACAATATGAGTAATGAGGAAATCATACGGAAACTATGGTCTGTAATTTTTGATTTACTTTTGTACATTAATGGACATGGTAAGCCGATTGAGGAAATTTGGGATAACATCCAACTTTTAGAAAATGTATGCGAAAGGAGCTAACTATGGAGTTAAAAGGAATTGACGTATCATCGTGGCAAGGGAAACCGGATTGGGCAAAAGTATCAAAATCTGGAGTTAAGTTTGCAATATTAAGAATCCATCAGAAATCTGGAATTGACGAATCATTCGAACACAACTACAAGGGCTGTAAATCCAATGGAATTCTTATCGGAGGATACAAATACAGTTATGCTTTAACACCGGCACAAGCTATCGAGGAAGCTGAGAACGTAATTTCTGTTCTTGGTGGCCGTGGACTTGACTTTCCAGTATTCTATGACCTTGAATGGAGCCAGCAGAGAAACCTTGGAAAACAGGCTATCGAGAATATTGCGGTAGCATTTCTGACCAGAATCAAGAAAGCCGGTTATAAAGTTGGTATCTATTGCAATCTGGATTGGTACAATAATGTTCTGTCAGATGCTCTGAAGCAGTATGATTGTTGGATTGCTCGTTATCCGGCTAACGACAACGGTTCTGTACAGGAAAGATTACGCCCGAATGTCGGTGTAGGCTGGCAGTATTCCAGTAAGGGAAAAGTCTCAGGAATCAGTGGAAATGTTGATATGGATGTGTTCTACAAGGACTACAGAGATTCTAACCAGAAAGGAGAAACTAAAATGGTAAAAATCAGTAACTGCGGACATGATGAAAGAGGAAGATATGCAGGTGGGAAAGCAGGAGATCAGAATGGTACAGAATATCAGATCATGAACTGGTACAGTAGACCGTGGCTCTGTGTCCTAAGATTCAATGACGCCAAAATCGCAACCATGATTGCAGACATGGCGACAAAAGCGGCACAGAACAATCTCATTGGGTACGATCAGGGCACTGCCGGAAACAGCAATGACCGGTATTCGTTCTGGCGGCACTTAAAGGCAAGCAACTACGATCCGGCGCAGATCACGGTAGCTTGCGAATCTGATTGCAGCGCAAGTACAGCAGCTATTGTCAAAGGGGCTGGGTATCGCTTAAATAATGCAAGGCTCAAAGCGGTCAGCATCTATCTGACGACACGGAACATGAGAGCTGCAATGAAGATTGCCGGTGCGAAAGTACTGACGGATAGAAAGTATCTGACATCCGGTGACTATCTAAAGGCAGGAGATATCCTCCTGAATGATAACCACCACGTGGCTATCGCTGTTACCACTGGCGCAAAAGCAAGTACGCTTTCAACGCCAACTATTCTGTCTAAAACTCCGAAGTGGGTGGGAAAGGTGACTGCAAATACACTTAATGTCCGCACATGGGCAGGAACAGAGTATGCACAGCTTAAAAGCTATCCTACACTTGCAAAAGGCAATTTAGTTGATGTATGCGATACCATTAAAGCCAAAGATGGAGCATCTTGGTACTATATCCGCATTGCCGGAAAATATTTTGGATTTGTTTCCACGAAATATATTTGCAAAGTGTGATAAATGTAATATAATAAATATACCATAATTCAACTCCTCCCCAGAGTTTGGATATGAACTCAAAAAAGAGATGATCTGTTTCTATTCCTTGACAGATCATCTCTTTTATTTTATTTAATAATATATTCCCAATATTGATTTTTAATATCCGCATATCCGTTCTTACGAATCAGTACTTTATCACCAGAAAACATCGTAAAATCAGAATCCAGCTTTTGCACATAATCCATGTTTACAACAAATGACTTATGGCAACGCAAAAACCGTTTATCAAGGTAAGGCTCAACCGACTTTAAAGTTGCATACATACTGTGCATAATCCCGTTCGTGCAATGAACAAAAACTTGCTTATCCCGTGCTTCGAGGTACTCGATTTTGTTCAATGGAATCCTTATAATGCAATCTCTGTGTCTGATTGTGAGCATCTTGTGTTTCATATCACTCAAGGTATTGTCAATCATAGAAAACATTCTTCCGTGTTCATTTCCCTTGATGATATAATGCGTAAATTCAACATCCAACGCATCAAAAACAAAATCCTTGTGAGCTGTCCAGAAAGCAATTTTGCCCTTATATCCACACTCTCGGAGTTCTTTGGCAATATCCACGCCATTTTCGTTTTTAAGTACCACATCCAAAACAATCATATCAAACCATTTTCCGTCCTTGACATCATCTATCAAGGGCTCCCCGCTGAAATAACCGTCTATCGTATAGTTCCGGTCACCATTTTGCTTTAAAAATGGTTCAATTCGATGTTTGAAATACTCAACCTGTAGTTCACAATCGTCACAAATAGCGATTTTCATAGTAATCACCTTCCGTTTATCGCTTGCACTTCAACTTTCATCAGATTATCCTCATCTAAGTAATTAATTATGGTAATATAGTAGCACTGAAACGGAAATGTGTAAATAGTTCAGCGGAAGTTTGAAAAAAATCGACATCTTAATACGTTGGTACAGCCTGCCAGACTGATCTGGGGAGGAAACGTGATCGTGAATGCAGGCTTTGCCATAAAAAAGAGCCGGGGAGTAAAATCCTCGGCTCTTTGCTTTACGATATTTGTGCAATGAATTATTTCTGATATGAAATCAAGTCTGTAGTATATTCGTTAGCGAATTCTGCTAATGGGCGAATCGTTAATGCAAAATCTACGTTTGACACATCAGAAATTCCGTTCGCCGCAAGAAATTCATCTGTAGGAGTTAGGGTCACAAGAGTTTTGCAACCATCTAATAAATACTGATTGAATATTTCATAACTATCTGACATTGTAAAATCGTTATAAGTCTCAGAAGTTACATCGTATGCGAAATACTGTCCAGTAGTGTTTGTGATACAAAATGTGAAGCTGTTACCCTCTGAGGAAATGAAATCGACACTAATGCCGTTCTGGTTATACAAGTTCTGTGCACCGTCAAATACAGGAGAAGAAACCACAGTAGTTCCAGTTACGTCAGCGTGAATCTGACCGCTGTCAAAAGCCTTGAAGCTCTTTGCATTGTCGTAAGCCCACAAGAGAACGTCAAAGCTATCTACTTCGTTCATCTGGTAGTCTTTGAAGAAATCTTTATTTTCCCATGTATCTATCAGCTCCAAAGTAGAATTCGCTTTCTTTCCGGGTGCTACATCAGAGGAGTTTATGCCATACTGATCGCCGCCTGCCATAATACCGTTTATGGCATAAGCATAAGGAGCTATGCCTAAATTCAAATTAGAATTGTTTTCGATATACAGTCCTATAGTGCCTGTGGACGGGGAATCGGTTAATCCTTTTGTTTCAACATGAATGCCGTTCTCTTCGTATAGCACAAAATCTTCCGCAAAAACATTGGATGGCATGGATGCAAGCAAAATGCTTGAAAGCCCAATACTAGCTAGAAACTTTACTTTCTTTCTCATAAAAATATTTCCTCCTTGGTAAAATTTGCATATATTATACCGCAAGATTCAACAATAGCATAGTCAAAACCGAAATATTTTTCATATTTTTATCCATCAAAAATGTAGTTTTATCGTTTTGCCCGATTAATTTGCACAAAAAGTGGTATAACTAAGTACATAAATTATAGACTAAAGAGGTATATATTATGAGGAAGATTGAGAGATTGCTGATCGCAGTAGGAGTAATCTTCTTTGCAAGCTACATCATTCACTTGCCGATGTGCAATCAAGATTATTTGCGTAAAAGCTCCATCCGCTTGGCAGAGGATATGTGCAAGCATTCAACCTTAAACCAGAGCATAAAAGAGGTTCTAAGAACGAACGATATTGTAGAAATCACAGAAAATCCGGTAAAAACGAAATTTATATTTGCGAAAGTAAAGGTTATATTTGAAATCACAAATATTCCAGTTTATCGCTGGCAACTGGCGAGGGGGAATTTGAATGCATCCCGTTTTACTCCACTTTATTGGACATATCATAAAGTATAATGTAAACATAAGTTCGAGACATATTTCCCACTGACCGGGAATATGCTTTAATGTAGGCGGTAGTTTTCAAACAGGGAGGGTTATTTATGGATTATAAGAAAGAGATTATTGAATTATTAGATAAGGTAAAATTAGAAAGTACTTTAAAAAGAGTATACAAGTTGCTGGTATACTTATATTTAAGAGAAAAGTAGCCTAAAATGCCGCATCTACAGTTAAAGCAGATGCGGCATAATAATTATTCTGTTTTTAAATCATCTGGCGATGCGGAGAAATAATATTCGAATTCGGAACTGTCATAATCGCTGCCTAACATTGAATTTATTTTGTCCGCAATAGATGTTCCTAATTCCTCTCCGAATTCAGCATCTTCAACTTTTGTTCTTTTATATTCTGTAAAAATGTTTCCCCAGTCGTCTTGTGTGCCTGCATAGTAAATCTGGATGAGATCGCCATCTTCTTTAGGATTTAAGTAAGATAAGGTTTTATCTGTTACGTTTATCATACTTTTAGGAAAAAATACTTTTTGAACATCACAGGAATTAAAAACAGCATCATATATTTCAGTAATTCCTTCTTGAAAAATAACTGATTCAACATGAGAACTTCCAATTCCAATCTGGAAATCTGATAAATCTGTTGCGTAGTCTGTTCCGTCAATATTGTATGATGGAAGAATTTCCAAAATTTTGCACTTGCCATCATAACCGTGCAATTTCACAGAGTTTCCCTCTATATCATAATCAAAATCACTGATTACACCGTACTTTTCAGAGTCATCCTTTTGAACTTCAACGCCAGTCACGCCGCCTGCATAAGTTGGAGTAGAAACTCCTAAAATTGCAAAAGTACAAAATGCAATTAATAGCTTTTTCTTCATAGACATTTCCTCCTTGGTATTAGTTGACTTTATTATATCACTATAAATCAAAACAACAAAGCAGAATATAAGAAAAGACCAGAGCTTTTTATTCTCTGGCCTTTCTTTTTTTTAATTGTTTTCCAATTCTGTTAGGATTTCTTGGAGCTGCTTCCAATGTTCATCACTGAGCTTTGCAAACTTGACAAGAATCTTCTTAGCAAATTCATTATCCCCGGTCATTACCGAATCAACGATAGCCTGCGCATCGCCATCGTCTTGGAACATTTCGCCGTTTCCATTCACGAGCCAGCCATAAGAAACATTATAAGTATTACAAATTAGCTTTAAGAAGTCGTCATCTGGAGTTGTTCTTCCAAGTTCTATATTTTCAATTTTTCCACGGCTTTTCAAACCGAGTTTTTTGGCGAAGTCTTCTCTTGAAAGTCCCAAATGTTTACGCAATATTTTCAAACGTTCTTCCATTTTGCACACCTCCTTTCCTTAAGGTATGACTAAAGTATAACATTTACTAAATGCGTTGTCAACGCATAAAAAATAAAAAATACGTTGACAATGCGTTGAGAATGTGCTATTATACATTTACAACGTAACAAGAAACAGGAGGTGAGAAAATGTCGGAGGAAAAGAGACAACTTATTAGAGATGTAACAACACGAATCAATAAACTTCCAGAAGATAAAAAACATTATATTCTGGGGTATATGAACGGCGTTGCTGATACCGTTGAAAGTAATTCGCGGAAAGATGTAATGGAGATTAAGAATAGTGATTAAGAGAAGAGGTGATAACCACGGAACAATTAATGACAATCAATTATGATGGCAATGAACCAACTGTATCAGCTAGAGAGTTACATAAATCTCTTGAAATCAGCAAACGATTTTCAGCATGGTTTGAGACAAATTCTCAGGGATTCGTTGAAAACGAAGATTTTACAAGTGTACTTTCAGGTACGGTTGTAAATAACGGAGCACACAGAGAAATACAAGACTATTCCTTATCAGTAGATATGGCGAAACACATTTGCCTTATGAGCAGAACTGAAAAAGGGAAAGAATGTCGACAGTATCTCATCGACCTCGAAAAAGCATGGAATACACCAGAACAGGTTTTTGCTAGAGCATTGAAGATGGCGGACCAGACGATTGCGAAGTTGAAAGATACAAATAAGTCTCTTGCGGAGAAAATTGAAGCTGATAGACCGAAAACAATTTTCGCAGATGCAGTATCTGCAAGTCACACATCAATTCTTATCGGAGACTTGGCAAAACTTATCTGTCAGAACGGATACCAGATAGGACAGAAACGATTGTTCCAGTGGATGAGAGACAATGGCTATCTGATGGTTTCTGGAAGTTCACGAAATATGCCAAAACAGAAATACGTTGAGCAGGGATTATTTGAAATCAAAGAATCTAATGTTCAGAATCCAGATGGTTCAGTAAGAATCACACGCACGACAAAAGTCAGTGGAAAGGGACAGTTGTATTTCGTGAATAAGTTTCTGGGACAGGAAACTGAAAAAGCAGACGGTTATTGAGAAAGGAGTCATAAATGTGCTAAAGCAATTTTTAAAAAGATTATTCGCACCGCAGATTGTAAGAATCCCAGATAAGACAAGAGTAATGTGCTTTGCGAGAAATGGAAAGAAATATGTGAAAGTGTTCAACACTCAAAACGGTGCAAACATTTGTTTCCAAGTGAAATCCATTGATTATGCAAACAGCGATTTGAAAGATGAATACCACCCGGAAACAATGTTCGCAGACATTGAAAGCAATCAAAGCGTCACGATTTTGAACCAGTAGGTGTAGTCGTTACATTTTGAACATTTAGGGATGATCTTACCGGGTTTTACAGTTCTTTTAGAGTTGCAATTACAACAAGTGAAAACAGTAGTTTCAGTTACTTTTTCACCGGATCGGAAAAGACCATCTACGTATGGAAGTAATAACAAAATTCCTATCTCCTTTCAAATTACTCGGCGTTATAGAGCCTGTGGTTACATTATAAAGAGGTTAGGAAAGAAAACTCAATAGAAAGGATTTTGCATGAACAACTTAACAGTAACAGAGTACAAGAACATTCGAGTTCTTACCACACAGCAGATTGCTGAAGCGTATGGAACTGACACGAAAATCATTTCAAAAAATTTCAGCAGAAACAAAGAAAGATACATCGAAGGCAAACATTTCATTTGCCTTGAGGGAGAAGAATTAAAGGAATTTAAAACGAAACGTCATTTTGACGATTCGTCAAGAATCAATAAGCTCTACCTCTGGACAGAAAAGGGAGCATTCCTCCATGCAAAGTCATTGAATACCGGCAAAGCCTGGGAAGTATATGACAGACTGGTGGATGAATATTTCGAGAAAGGTTCCAGAAAGCCAATGACAGTGGCAGAACAGATTCAGCTTCTGGCTCTTGGCAATCAAGACCATGAGGAACGAATCGAGAAACTTGAGAATACCATGACCATTGATTACGGTCAGCAGAAGTACATCAGTGATCTAGTTTCCAAGGTGGTGATCGAGGTTCTGGGTGGAAAGAAATCCAATGCTTATGATGAGATTGGAAAGAAAGTATTTGCAGAATGCAACAGGGATGTAAAGACTTACTTCGATGTAAATGCCAGAAATAACATTCCCAAGCTGAGGTATCAGGAAGCAGTGGAATATATCAAAGAGTGGACACCGTGTACAAACACGAAGATGATGATTCGCGACTGCAATGCCCAGATGACAATGTAGGGAGGACGAGGCAGTGGCAGAACAGTTTTCTACATTCAAAGAGGATTTAGAGAATATCGGCATCCACATTACGGACGAACAGTATTCAGACCTCTGCGAGATTAACCTGTTTATGAAAGGGATGCCAGATATTCCGGTTTACAACATTCTGCTGATACTCAAAACGCTTGGATTAATTCCAACCAAAATACCAGATAAGGAAAGCAGTCAGAAGCGCGACTCCAATACCAAGGGATGTTTTGATAATGAATTTGAGAGAAAGTTTGGAAAAATCAAAAAGTGATTTTTTTACTTTGTCTTGCTTGGAAACATAGGAGTTTTTCCCTAAATCAGTCAAGTATATATTGGCTAAGTCGGTATCTACAAGACCTTTGGAATTAAGAGATTTCACGTAGTAGTTGTACGTCGGGTGATCGAGACCAGATAACTGTAACAGGTCGTATTGATTCATGAAATCGTTGGTAGCGTTTTGAATCAAAAGACCAAGCAGGTCATTTTCATTTTGAATTAGCAAGCCTTTATCTCCTTTCATTTACTCGGCATGGCAGTGCCTGTAAATACATTATAGGGAGATAAGGAAGAAAACTCAATGACTCAACGCAAAATTGCGTTCAGTGTTTTACGAAAGGAAAAACCATGAAAACATCTAAAATTGAAATCCGTCAGGTGGACGGCGAAAAAGGGATCTTCACAGAAATTCTTGTGGACGGTCACAAACTTGAGGGAGTAAGAAGTTTTGAATTAAAACAGGGAGTTGGTAATTCCGTTCCTATTCTTTCAATCGATCTGAATGCTTTGAATTTATCCACAGACTTGCAGATGTTACAGGTGAACCAGAAAGGCATCGGAGAAATTGAGGGAATTAAGTTTAAAGATTTACCATGGATGACCAATCTTTCAACAGAATAGGCTCCCATATTTCAGAGAGCCACTTATTCACTACTTATTAAATTCTTTCAATACAGAACATTGATTAGGATGGTTGCAACAACCTGTTGTTCCTGCATAATCACATACTAATTGTCCATTTCTGAATTGCTTTGATTGGTCGTCGAGAGCTGATACAGAAATAGGGACAAATTTAACAGAGTAGTGTTTTTTCTGTTTATCGCAGAATCCTGAATAAATCAATATTTACACCTCCCTTCGAGGGAGATTATACCACAGAAAGGAGCATAGCATGAGTGATTTTAATGCAAAAGTAGATATCCTGTATCAACTGTGCAGGAAGGCGCAGGAAAGAAATCGCATGACTGTAAATTTTAGCGTTACAAATTATGAATACGGTCGATTTGTGAGCGTTAGTATCTACGATGAATTTTTTGATGGCGATCAAAAAGGAGTTATGTATAACATTTCGGAAAATGGCTATCAGGAAGAAGAGAATTTCATCAGAGTCAAAAAGCATCTTGAGAAAATTTTAATGGAGGGAAAATGAGTAAGTTCGAATATGTACCGGAAAACATGGGCGAAGAATTTGCTTTTCTGGCAGGGAGAGTAGCGGCACTCGAAGCAATGCTGAATGCAGATAATTCAGATTTTATTGACAAAAAAGATGTAGCTTTAATTTTAGGTATCAGCTACATTCCGAAAAAAGACTAAGGTTGCCCCGGAGGTGACGCAACACCTACCGGAGCACGTATCTAACTTAATTAGGGTAAGTTAAATACAGGATAAGTATAGCACACCTTCCTGTATTTGAAAAGAAAATTTATACCAGGAGGGCATTTTTTATGTCTAAAATCACAAAACACACCGAAAACGTAACTAAAAACCAGAGTCTTGCAAGCGAAATCATCGCAGATCAGGTGGCAAAAACAAAACGTCTGGAAGTCGCAGTTGTAGCACTATCAGTAGCTTTACTTGCAGCAGCAGCAACCAAAAGAAAGAAGTGAGGGATATGAGAAAAAGAATGTATTTTATCGGAGTGATGGCACAGGTTGGAACATTTTTCACGATTGCATTATTGCTCTGGGGGATGACGAAAATGGATGTACTTGAGCTGCTCTGCATAAGTGCAATGGTATCTTCAATGGTATCCCTTCCTATTTTATGCAGCTAGAAAGGTGGGTAAACGGAGTTGAATAAGCTTTTGGAAAACAATCAGGTAACACTGGTTGGAGAAATTAAAACAGAATTTGAATTTAGCCATGAAGTATATGGTGAAAAATTTTACCGATTCGAACTTAGCGTAGAACGATTTAGTGGAACGAAAGATGTTCTTCCGGTTGTAGTTTCTGAGAGACTCATTGATGTGAATCAGAACTATACAGGAGAAATGATGGAAATTCAAGGGCAGTTTAGATCGTTCAATAAGCACGAAGGAAATCGCAGTAGATTGCTTCTTTTTGTGTTCGCAAGAGAAGCAAAATTCATGGACAAAGACGCACTTCCAGTTAATCAGATTCTTATGGATGGTTTTACTTGCAAGAAACCAGTATACAGAACAACACCTAATGGAAGAGAGATTGCAGATGTACTTCTGGCGGTAAATAGATCATACGGCATATCTGATTATATACCATGCATCTGCTGGGGCAGAAATGCAAGATACATGGGAACCTGCGGAACTGGCACACATATTATTTTACAGGGAAGAATCCAGAGCAGAGAGTACAACAAAAAAGTCGGAGATCAGGTCGAGAAGAAAATAGCCTATGAAGTGTCGGCTTATTGGGTGGAGGATAAAACAGCATGAAAACAGTAGAATTGAAACAGGTTAACATTGAAAACTATAAGAAATTTGAAGCAGCGGAATACCAGTTTGCACCACGAACGATGGTGTCCGGTAGGAACCGTCAGGGTAAAACAACGTTGATGGACGCATATTTTGATACACTGACCGGAAAGCTTGCAGACGGTACATCTCCGAATAATGTCAGAAGAAAAGAAGACGGAGAAGAAGTTGAGGGTGTCGTATCAAGAGAACTCACACTTCTGATTGATGGAGAGGAAACCGTGATCCGTAAGGAAACGAAGAAAGGTAAATCTTCCAGTACCACAAAATATCAGGTTGATGGGTTTGATTACAACCAGACGAAGTATAAGGAATTTTTAAAAGGAATATCAGACTCAGAAACCATTATGATGTGTAGTAATGCCAGAGTATTCCTTAATGAACTTCGAAAATCAACAGCAAGTGCCAGAGTAATGCTTGAAAAGATGGCAGGGTTCAATGCGGATAAAGTATTACAGGACAATCCAGAAGTTTCGGAAATCATCAAGAATCATTCTGTCGAGGAAGTTGTGAAAAAACTCAATAGAGACAAAAAAGACTTCCAGAAGAAAATTGATGCCAAAAAGGTTGAAATTGATACCGTAAAGAAACAGGGAACACCAGATTTTACCATTCTTGAAGAAAAGAAGAATGCCGTGCTGGATAAACTGAATGGTCTTCTTGAAAAAGAAAAGCTGCTAAATGAAACCAATAAAGCATATGACGAGCTCTGCTACGAGATTACAGGTCTCAAGAAATCCAGAGATACTATCGTCTCAAATGCAGCAGAAGCATTACAGGAAGAAAAGAGAAAAATCGTCTCCTTATTAAATGACAGACGATTCAAGCAGAAACAGGAAGAAGAAAATCTTCGCACACTTGAAAACCTTCTGGCAACTGCCGAAAAACCGGAACGTATACAGCAGAGAATTACAGTATTGCAGATGAAATACAAGCAGACATATGCATCCACATTTGATGAAACGGATTTAAATGCCATACAGAACGAAAAATTTGATCCTGAATCAGCTATTTGCCCGACCTGTGGACAGAATTTACCAGAAGAACAGGTTGAAACTCTTAAAACTGAATTCGAACAGAAGAAACAGGAAAGAATCCATGCAGAGTTTGCAAAAAAAGAGCAGTTTAAAGCAGACAAACAGCAGAAACTTAAAGACATTACAGAAGAAGGCAATTCCGAAGTAGCCAGAAGAAAAGAAGTTGAGGAAAAGCGCAAAGACATCGAATCGCAGATTGAGCAGACAAAGAAAAATATTTCCACTCTGGCATCTGAGATTGCGCAGAAAAATCAGGAATTAGAGAAGCTTCCGGCAGAGCCAGATATGTCTGGAAATGAAGAGTATCAGGCGGTTGTAGCAGAAATCCAGAAGAAACAGGAACAGCTTGACGGACTGACTAATAATTCTGAGGAAAATGCAGCAGTTCAGGCAGAAAGAATGTCTGCTGAAAAGGAACTTACAGGAATCGAAACAAAAATTGAGATGGCAAAACAGGCAGTTCAGAAACAGACAGAAACACTTGAACAGCTGAACACAGAACAGAAAGAGTTAGGTCAGGAAGATTCCGATATTCAGCAGAAACTTGACATGTTGAAAGAATTTTCCATCAAAAAAAAT